CAGATAATATTCAAAATGATATTATTGATGACATTATTTCAGAAGCAGAAAGAAAATCAGCCTATACATGCGAGGTTACAGGCGAGCATGGTGAACCTTGCAAGCGAGGTGGTTGGTATAGAACATTATGTTATGAACAAGCCAGAAAAGATGGCTATGTAGCTTGCAGCGAATCAACCGAAGCTTATTGGAAGGAAAAGGATGCAAAAAAACAAACTAACTCTTGAAGATATGGAAGATTATGCCTTTTATAGGAGTGGTCTTTCTGCTGATGGGTGTCTAAATAAATTAGACGACTACGCTAGAAAAGCGATTACACAATACGGAAGAACTCTTTTAAAAATACAAAAAGAACAAATTCTAGAAACCTTATCATTATTTGAAAATGAGTAAAAAACAAAAACTATCAAACACAGACTTTCTCGATAAAGCCTTTAATAAACTCTTTCAATCTGTAGGATTTGAAAGTTGGGATAAAGAATTTTCAAAAAGACAAGATTGGTATTTACAAAAGACTTGGACCAAAGAACAATCTGATGAGTTTAAAAAGTGGTTCACTATGGAAATTAAAAAAGATTTAAACCTCAAAAAACACCAAGCAGAAAAAGAATGGGCTTACTTTGACCTTATGTGGGGTTGGAAAGAAGCTAATTCGTGAGAATAGTTTTTAAAGTTAAAAGAGGTTTTTGGGTTTTTTCTGTTTTTTATTTTTATCTGTTTGGTGACGAAGATCTTAAAGGAACTTTAATTAAAGAGGTAGACAAAAAAACTTGGAACAAATTTAATATCGGTGATTATTTTGATACCCACTATCACCAATTTTACACCAAAGAACAAGCTACAGTTAATGTAAAATGATTAATGAAATTATAGTCACTGACCTTTCAGAAGCTGAAAAGTATTCTTTTAATTCTACTAATAAAAATTATGACGTGTGGATCTCTACAGTAGATGTGGACGACACCAGAAAGATTAATAGAATGAGGACCAATTTTAGCAATAAAGGAGTTCAATACTGTTCTCAATTTTTTTATGATTGGTCTGACGAAGATGGTCATAAGTGGAAACATTTAGAAACTGGAGGACCACAATTGCACCACATTGAAAACATCATTTCTTTTCTCAAACCTATTGTAGAAGATGATAAACCTCACAATGTAGGAATCAATTGCTTTGCGGGTATCTCAAGGTCTACCGCAATAGCTATTATTGCTTTAGTGATGTCAGGAAAGACTATTGATATGGCTTTAGATTATGTTTTAGCTATTCGACCAGAAGCTTGGCCTAATCTTAGAATATTGGGGTTCGCTTCCCAAATTCTTAAAAAGGATATTAAGAATTGCGTAGTTCGTTGGAAACAAAATTGTCTGAATAGTTCAGAAATTTTTACCATGCCTGATCGAAAAAGGACTTTGGGGCTTGACTAAATTTTAAATTTCTCTATCTTTCATCTCATGATTGATAACCGAAAAGATAAACGAGTCTCTATGAATCGCCAACCCCTTAGTAATTCTTCTTTCTTTGCTATGAGAAAGAATAAAGTTAAATTCCCAACTATTCGTAAAGCTTATATGGATGATTCTAATGTAGAGGTCCTAAAAAATTATGTGACTTCTAAAGGCCGTTCTATTGTTTTTTTGGATGGTCAATATTTGACCAAATTGAATCGTTATGCTGGTAAAGCTCCAGAAGAGAGAGCAGTTTTTTGGGAGTTTATGATTAAAGAAAAGGAAATCAAAGGAGGCCTTTTTCTTTTGTGTTGGTTGGGAAATTTCCATAATGGGTGCATCTTTCATGCTGCTCCACAATTCCCTCAAGCACAATGCTGGTACGAAGCTTTAGGGTACGAACAAGCCAATGCTATTTTTGAGAAGCATGCCTTTAAAATTTATAAAGAAGTTGTCAATATTGTTCATAATGGACAACCTATTATAGATGAGGAGGTTAAAGACTTTATTACCGCAGGAGAGAACCTTTTAAGGTTTAGCTAAGATGGCACAAAGAACATTAGTGATGGTAGTCAGTTGTTCTTGCATGTTAATCGGGTATACTGCTTGGGCAAATAAAGGCCTACCAGAAGCCGCAATGGGTACCCAAGAAAAAGTTTCAGCCATAGAAGGATTGTAACTCAACTGAGAACCGGGAGTAGTAGACAAAATAGGAATAAGAGTCGCCATGATTATATTTAATACAAAAGAGCGTGAGTTTTTTATCAAAATATTCATAATCACCAAACAAACCATGAAACAAACCATGAAAATAGTAAAGAAAGTAATCGAAGCTTTGAAAGAAGATCTTCGATTTAATAAACAACAAACCTCATTACTCGGCCATAATATGGTATGGTTTAGTAATTGTAGTTGGTTGGATCAATTGGAGTGCCAAAAACAAACCTATCGTTATATTAGTTATAAATAAAATGAGTGACAAAGAATACCTCAGCCTAACAGAAGATCAAAAGATCGAAGCAGTGCAACATCACCTAAATTATCTTGAAAAAGAAGGAATGGTTGTTAAAATGAAAAACGGCAATTATCGCCTAAAAACAGAAAAAGAAATTAAACAAGAACTAGAAGACATTATTAACAGTTAAAAAAAATGAATACAGAAGCACAAGAACTCGTCAAACAATACATCGCTGAAACCCTAAAAGATGTGAATGGGATTTCCTCTTCCTCTTTTAAGTTGTTGGAGCTTATGATGAAGGTAGATCGTAATCTAGCCTCTCAGCTTCATGATGTGTATGAACAAAGTATCTCTGCCGGGAATCGTTATTTCATTCCTGCAGACGACTCAATCAATTAATCACACATGCCGGCTTTGGCGGCATCATAGTTAATAGATCTAGCTACAGCTTCTAGGTTGTCTGCACAAACGGCAATCTTCTGTTGCATCCAAGGATCTAACTTGATGCCTCCTATAGTGTAACTGTGTAATTTTTTAGCATTACTAAAAAGTGAAAACAAATTAGCCATAGCCATATAATTTTCTTCACCCTCTTCTTCAGCTCCACCACAACCACATCCTTCATCAGGTGATGGTTGGCCCCCAATAGCAATAGTCATAGGTTCTGAGGAAGGATTAACTTCAGCGTCTAATTGAGGAGTACTGGAAGGAACATTAACTGTTTTTTGAACTGCCGAAATGTAAGCTTCTTGAAGAAGAGTGGAGTCTTTGAATACCATAGGTTATATTATTTAAGGTATTTGGGTGAATTATAATGAAAATGGTTTATATTATTATCAATAATGAGTAAAAAATGTGTAGTAATTTTTAGTTCAGGAATGGATTCAACAGTAGTTCTTCATCATTGTTTAAAAGAATACGAAGAAATCTATTGTTTAACTTACGATTACAATCAGAGACATCGTAAAGAAATTGACAAAGCTCTAGAGTACACTACCAATTTGGGAGTAGGAGAAGGTAGTTCCATTAAACAACACGTGGTAGTGGATTTGAAATTTCTTTCTCAATTAGCTCCTACATCCGCTTTAACCAATAAAGATATTAACGTCCCTCAAATGAAAGACGTTATCGGAGAAGCTCAAAATAAAGCTCACGTCCCTAATCGTAATATGATCATGTTGTCTATTGCGGCTTCTTATGCAGAAGCTAATGGATGCTCTGATGTCTTTTACGGGGCGGCTTTAGTAGATGATACGAGTGGTCATTGGGATGGAACTTCTCAATTTAGAAACAGTCTGAATGATTGTTTGGCTTATAATCGACTTCACAAAGTCCAAATACAAGCTCCTCTAGTTAAGATGTCGAAGAAAGAAATTATTGAATATGGAATTTCTTTAGGAGTTCAATTTGAAAAGACTTGGACTTGCTATGAAGGAAAAGATTTAAGTTGTGGAAGTTGTCCTGCATGTTCGGCGAGACTTCAAGGCTTTGTTGAGTGTAAAAAAGTAGACCCTCTTCTCTATTTAAAAGAAATACCGTGGCGAAAATTTAATTGTACTCCATTATAAATTCATGTGTAATATCTGTGGTGCTCCTTCTTTAGAAAAAGCCTATCAACTTTATACTCAAGGTTTAGATAGAGGATCTTTTGCTTCTGGTGTTTTAGTATTCACTCAGAATCATTTTCATCTTTCCAAACAAGAATCTCCCTTTACTTTAGAAGGATTGAAAGAAGAATTAAAGTCTTTAGAAGAATTTCCCATATACTATCTTTTTCATTCTCGCGCTCCTACCAATTCCAAAGATCCTTCTTTCAATTATAATACCACACATCCGTTCAACTTTGGGTTTTATTTCGTAGCTCATAATGGTATTATACAAAACTTTACAGACTTTAGTATTCATAAGGAGTTTGATGTAGATTCTTCTATTATTCCCTATCATCTTCATGCTAGTAAAGGCGACATCGCTAAGACCTATTCTAATTACAAAGGACTTTTAACGTCTTGGATTTACGATACAGAAAAGCTTTATATAGTCAAAGCTGGTTCTTCTCTGCACATGGATCAAGATTCTTTTAGTTCTATGTCGTTTGAAGGATCTCATCAGATAGAAGAAGATGGTATCATTTATGAATTTACTGGTTTAAATTTTAAACAAATTGGAACCTTCCCTTATGACAATCCTTACTTTCTTCTATGATTAATAAACTATTAATTGTTATTTGCACTCAAGCCAAAACAGATAAAGAATTTGAACAAAAACCGATTTCTTTAAGCTTAAAAAAACAATACGAAAGTAATTCTAATATCAACTTTCACCTTTTTAAAGATAATAAAAAGGGATTAGGGTTGTGTTATAATGAAATTCTAAAAGACCCAAATAACCTAGACAAGATAGTTTTATTTGTACATGATGATGTGGTATTAGAAGATATATTTCTTTATGAGAAATTAATGTCTAGCCCTTATTCTATTACAGGATTGGCAGGAACTAAATCTTTTAATAAGAAAGCAGATAAGATGGCTTGGCATTTAGCGTCTACAGGTAGAGAAGATTTTGTAGGAGAAGTAGCTCATGTTAATAAAGACAATCAAACTTGGACGACTATATTCGGACCCACACAATCTCGAGCATTGATTGTAGATGGGTTGTTTGTAGCTTGTAAAGTCAAAGACCTAGTAGACAATGATCTTTACTTTGATGAACAATTTGAATGGCATCATTATGATATGTCATTTTGTTTAAAAGCTAATGAAAAAAAAGTTAAAGTAGGGATCCTGCCTATTAAAGTTCTTCATTACGGGTTGGGAGATTCTATGTTGACCTCAGAATGGGAAGAATCAAATAAAAAATTTAAGGAGATTTACGGAAAATAAATTGTATAATACAGCTTTATGATTATAAATAGACAACAACTAAAAGAAGCATCGGGATCTGATTACTATTGTGGAAAAATTATTCACGAACCTTTCGGCTATAAATTCCTCAAGAAATCAGTAACATCCACTGGAGATATTATTTCTTTTCTGGCACCCATGCTTGTTACTGATAATCTTATCGATTTAGAAGACTCTATTAATAAAGATTATATCTATTCCGATATGGCTATGAATTTTATTATGGAAATTCCTAAAGTAGATCTGTTTGGAGGAATTTGCTTTCAACGACTTTTCAATGCGCAATTAGGTTCTTTACTTTGTTCGGAGTATCTGGACAACCCCGGTTACGTGGATGGAGATGATATTATGATTATAGATGGAGAAGAACATAAAAAGTGTTCTGTGTCTATTGCAGCTCGTAAGAATGATTGTGTATTGATTCACACTGGTATCAATATTGATGCAGGACCTAAAGCTCCTTCTTTTGCTTACTCTACTAACCTAGATGAAATTAAAGCTTTAGAGTTTATGCAAAAGGCAGAGAATATCTTTTTGAATATGACTATGGATATTCATGTTGCCTCTCGTAAAGTCATTGTATGACGATCTTTGATTACCTCAAAGATATCGTGTCTGCCAAGACGGGGAGTATCTCTTTAGAGGGATACTCCCCCTTTCTTATAAACAGGTGGCTGAGTTTTATTAATCCTTCTTCCTGTTTTGCTATTAATGAATCTGTTAATTCTTTGGGTAATATAGATAAAGATATTCATTATAAACTTTTAGTAACCTGTTTTCCTAAACAGAAATATATGTCTCGAATAAATTACATCAAGAAAGTTAAAATAGATAAAGAAGACCAAGATACTAAGATTCCTATTCTAGCTAAGACCATGGAACTTTCCCAAAAAGAAATACAACAAATGCTTGACTTTAAAGAAACACTTAATAAATCTAATATATGATCCTACCAAGAGAAAATAACGGCATTGTACCAGAAGACTACAAAGACCTTCCACTTCCAGAAGACTATGAGATTACAGAGCTATTAGGCGATGTAATCATGGTCAAGTATTTAGATGTTACAGAAGGAGGAGTTATGAGAAACGGAATTGTACTTCCCACAAGTGTAGTTGACACTAGAGCATGGAGAGTTGGTGAAGTGGTTCTCGCTGGACCTAATTGTAAACAAGTTAAGAAAGGTTCTAAGGTTATCTTTCCAGGGGATCGAGGTCTTCAAGCAATTAGACAAAAAGAAGGAATGGTTATCTTCCTTTCTGAAAATCGTATCTTTGGTATTTGCGATGTTAAGGAAAATGTTGCATGAGATTAGGAAGAGATGCATTGGCTTTAATGCTTCTTCAAAATGTCATCGAGTTAAGATTTCGCAGAAGAATTAACAAGCCAGGATTCAATGACTACAGGCGAATGCTCTGTACTAATGATCGTAACTTGTTATTGTCTAAATTAGGTAGAGAAATTTTAAATTATAATCCCCCATCTGGATCACTTCCTTATGATCCTAAAATGAAGAATCTGGTTATTGCTTATGATATCTTCATGCAAAACTTTAGAGCTATTAATTGTAATGACGTAGAAGTCGTTGCAGTGATTAAAACTTCTCCAGACCAAAAAGAGTTCTGGAAATATTTCAATGAAAAAATTTATCCTATGTCAGCTGATCAAAAAGCTACATTTATGAACAAATGATTAATGTATCCAACATCTTTGTAGACGAAATGTCTTGGGAAGATTTCTTTACCAAGAATCTTCAAAGTTCTATTAGTTTTACTTTAGGACCAAAAACCGTACGAAAAGGTCGTTTAATTATTTTTAAACGAAGTCATTATTATATACAAATTTCTTTAATGTCTTTAAAGAAATCCCAAGAAACATTTGAGATCCCTATTCCATTTAAGACAGAATATTACCCAGAAGAAAATTTAATTTATTTTGACTATCGTTCAGATTGTTTAATTGAAAATAATATAGACGATGATATAGTTCCAATTTTTAAAAGACAAATAGCAAAGAACTCTCCTTCACAGTATTATAATAAGATTTTAGAAATTCAAACACTTCCCACATAAATATAAAAAATATATGAATACTCCTAAATTCAATGAAATCTTTGAAAATGTTCTTTCCACTCTTGAAGAGAAAAAGTTAAGTAATGTTAGTTATGTTTTTAATGACATTAAAGCAGGTCAACTAGACAACAATGAAAGAGAAAGAAGAGTTTGGGAAATTGGGTTTAAAGAGGGAGAAGGTCTTTCGGGTGGGGATCTTTTAGATCTTTTGAGTGACAGGACCGGATTAAAAGTGTCTGCTGTTCTAAGAATCCTTGACAATTTAGAAACTCAAGGTGTTGTAGAAACCTCAGAAGGTTCTTCTGAAAAAGATCTTGAAGACATTGAATCTTCAGACGATGAAGAACTTCCTCACCCAGATTATGAAGAAGGTGAAAATCCCTTCGATACAGATGATCAAGACGAATACTACGAAAGCGTAGAAACCTTAGAAGAAGCCAAAAAACAAAAAGCTAATCCTTGGGCTATTGCTAAAGCTATGGCTAAGAAAAAAGGTTACGGCGCCAAGAAAGAAGAAAAGATCGTTAAGGCTATTAAGAAAAGCCTCAAGAAGTAATCTGGATTAGTTCTATTCCAAAAGCTTCAGCTAGATTTAAAGTAGAAGGGTCGTGTTGGTACACATCCCGATAAACTATCTTCTTAATACCATAAGAAGCTAAAGACTTTAAACAATCATTGCATGGTAGTAAAGTCACAGCTGCTAGATAGCACTCATTAGGCATTACATACCGCAAGGCATTAGTTTCTGAATGAACAGTATACTTTCTACGTTCATCTCGATCAGACCAATCTTCTAACATACCAGAAGGAAATCCATTAAACCCTAAAGAAGCGACACTGTGATCATGTCTTAGGAGGCAACAACCCACCCGAACATAAGGGTCTTTAGACTTTAAAGAAGCCACTTCAGCTAACCTTAAAGCATATTCTTCCCAAGTGATATTAATATGTTTGGTATCCATTATTGGTAGACCAAATGACTTGTTTAAAATTGTGATATCTCAATAGAGATTGACAAGAAGAACAAGGTTTAGCTAAAGCTATTTTATCATTACGGTCGTATCTCAAATTAATTAAGGTACACTTGCGAGTGTCTATATTAGTCAATCTCTTTAATTTCAATATAGCATTCAATTCGGAACAAGTTTGTTTCTGGTCTGAGTAATCCTCTCCAGTAACCCTAGAAATCTTTTTATTTTTAAGATTCATAGGGTGTGTCTTATTAACATTAAGACCTGTAGATATCAGACGATTCTTGTAAAGAATAAAAGAAAAGTGCCTACAACGATTAGCGTTGTGGTTATCTAAAAGAGAAAGAGAGATGTCTTCAAGTTTTTGAAATGGTATCGTCTGCGAGATCATCGGGATGATTGTCAATAAATTTTTGTATAGCATCAACGATAACTTCATTAATGGTCAAATCTTTTTCTACCGATTCTTGAATAAGAAACATTAAAAGTTCTTTAGACCATTCAGACATATCTAAGTCTAAAGTAGTCCAAGGTTTCAACATCACTGAGCCATCTTCATTAAGAACCCAATCCAATTTGTCACCCTTTTCAAGACCAAGTTTAGAAAGTTCTTCGTCTGTGAATTGAATGAAGTATTCTTCTGACTTTTGTATAGTTTTAGTAAACATATTAATCCAAAGTTAATTGATCTTCGTTTAGAATCTCCCAAAGTTTAGTTCGAACCTCATCATAGACTTTATATTGTTCATCGGTAAGATTCTCATCGTATTTGATTTTGCCTCTAAGATAGTTATCATATTCAGACAAGGCTGAACGAAATTTCCAACCTTTATTAGCAATTTCAAATTCTTCTTGTTCTTCGGGCAAATTAAATTTCAGAATCGCTTTCATTTTCAGGATCTCTTTCTTCTGTGGTTTCTCTAATAATAGCTACACTTTCATTTTGATTCAACTCAAATCCACTAGCAACTAAAAAGTTTCTAAAGGATTCAAGAAGAATATCTAATGAAACATCATCATACAAAGAAATTTTTACTTTTGTTGGAGGTTCAGGACATACTCCATCAACACCAGAACTTTCTTTTATAAATTTATAACAAACATCAGGTTGTTGTTGGACTGTCATAAAAAATTTCTAATAATAAAATATTGCACACTGGTACATCCTCTAGACAAATTATAAAAAGTACTAGATACTTTTCGCCAGAACCACTTCCAACCTACATAAGAAGCATACTTCTTAAAAACATTCCAAGGGTGTTTTTGGTGTTTTTCATATTCTTCTTTCCATTTTTTGTTAGAAATAAATCGAGCTTTTTCCTTTTTAAAATTTACCAATTCAATTTTATCTAACTTACCATAAACAAAGTAAGCATCAAATTCGACCCAATAATCACTTTCCTCGTTGTAATCGTCGTATGTATAGAATCGAATTTTACCATGATAGTCTTCTATTTTTTTATCATAGGTTTCTTTTTCGATAACTTCTTTCCAGAGATCCCAAGGTTTAATTCCTTTAACTTTTCTTTCTTCTTTTGTGTAAGATATATATTCTCTTTCTACAACATGTTCATAAAGAAATCCTTCTTCAGATATGAAGTAATCACAAAGACAATTATCTAAATCTTTGGTTTGAAAGGTATAATCTTTCCAATTAGATTTTAATAACTTAATGTCTTTGGGGAGAGGAAGATCTTGTTTTACTTTAATTGAATCGTACATTCCCATAAAAATAGAATAATCTATTTCAGGAAATTGTCAACTCACTTCATGGGAATTTGTTTAATATACCCCGAATGTAAAGCCTTCAAAAACGGAAATTCTAATTGTTTATCTAAAACAAATTGATCCATTTTTGGTGGGGTATTAACATCTATATTAAATTCTGCTTTAAGTTTTGGAACTATTTCCTTTTTAAGGTCGAATAACTCTTTCCATAATGCATTATGAAGAAGTTTTTTATCTATATTGGGATTGGTTTTTTGTGATTGATAGTCTTTTAAAGCTTGGTCTATTAGAGGTCTGATCTCATTAGCCAATAAATCTTTAAGGGCTTCTTCCAAAAGAACTTGTTCACAAATTAACTGAAAATCCAAAGGTGAGTGCATTCGGATATTATTTAACGAATTTTATTGAAAAATAACCAAATTTTAAGCCAAAGATTAGCTAAAAGAGGAAAACGAGGCTTCAAATTAATGATCCTTATATCTTCTTCTGTAAGGTTTGTCTTTACTTTAATTTGGTTGAATTCTTCTTCTGAGATGAATGTTTCTTCTTTTTTCATGACCCCATAATAAAGATTTTAACAAAAACGGCACGCTTATTCTTCTATAATTTCGTCTTCTTCTTTAAGACCAATTAAGTCCCTCCAAAACCACAAAGTGTTGGAAAGTACATCACAATGTTCCCAATCTCTCATTTGCATGGCACCATCGAAATCGTTTTCGTATTTGTCAATCAACCTTTTAATATCATTTTTGTAGTCTTCGGAGAGATGTTTTTTAATGACTTCCAAAAGAGGTTTCAATTCTTCATCATCCAAATGTATTTGCACTCCAGCGCCGTCATGTTTTGATCCGTATGAAAAGGCAATACTCAATTCTACAGGGGCTGGTAATTCTCCAAAACATTTTCCAGAGAAGTCCGAATAGTAAACAACTTCTTCTCTTTCCGGTGGTTTAATAATTTTTTTCATAATTTAAAATTCAATTCCAAGATTAGTAAATCCATTCAACCTCATAACTTTTCCGAAATGATCATAGTCGGGATTTATGGTTCCTCCAATATACCACATATATTTTTGATGGCTAGGTTCAAATAATTTAATTTTATATTCAAAATTCAAAGAGGTAATGAGAGACTCCGAAGAGCTTTTAGAATAATTGGTTTCTCCTGTAATATCAATTTCTTCGAACGCAATTGCAAAACACCAAGAACAGGACAGGAGTAAACAGAGAATGATACGCATAAATAATGATTATATGAATTTTAAAGAATTTACAACCCTATTAAAAGAAGCTAGGTTTCGTGAAGCCCCTTCTCCTGCTCTTCTTAAACAAATTAAAAAGATAGCTGAATTATATTTCAATGAATACAATAGCAAGAACGCAGACATAACCAAATTAATTGATCGTAAAAAAATTGTATCTTTCGAAAAAAATAAACATTACAAAGAATACTTTGCTCATTTTAAAATTAATATGCCTACTTACTTTACACCAATGGAAAAACCTTTAGGTAAAGTTAAGTTGATGGATTTAGAAACTCAAGAAGAAAAAGTCATTACTGTCTTTTGTGTCTATGGAAACACAGGAGATGAATATGCAGCTTACAGTGAAAATTTTGAAACCGTTAATCTTTATGATAAAAATATAAAGGGTCTTTCTTTAAGATTAGTAGAGTCTAAAATTTTACATGAAATTACCCACGGCTTCCAAGAATACAAAGGAGTTTCTTCGCGTTATAGAGCAGCTACAGATTCAGAAGAACCGGTAAGTGCGGAACTTTATTATAGAGAACCTATTGAGTATGATACCCATTTAAATGAAGTGGTTTATAATATCAGACAAAAACATCAGGAATTAACAGATGCTATTAAAAAAGCCAAAGACCCTGCTACTAAAAGAATTTTTGAAAATCGTTTAAATTTATTCTTTACTGAATTAAGAGTATTGACTAAAGCCCAGCCCGAAGCTTATTTTGATTTAGGAGAATTAACATTGCCTAGTTATGTGGCAGGCTTTAAAGATTTTTTAGATACTATTAGAGATGATCAAGATGATCGAAAACGAAAACTTTGGACTAAGTTCAAATTGAAAATGTCTGAACTTTATCAAAAGTTAACAGACGAAGACGTTCAAGAACGACCTGTTAAAGAAGACGACCTTGCTAAAAAAGTAAAATAGGTTTAAATTGATTTTGCTTTTTAAGATATGAAAATTATTCCAACAATTCATGTAAATAGTATCGAAGGGTATTTTGCTCTTCCTAAAAAAGAAAGAACCTGGTATGGTTTTTATATGTCTCCTCGTTCATTGCCTTTTGTTTGGGAAGACGGTGGTGGGTTTGGTTGGAGTAAATTTTACGACCAACTTAAAGAAGAATTTCCCATTCAATACTTTTTTAGATATTGGTTAACTAGTTTTGATAACCCTATTACTCATTCAGTCTATCAATACTTGATCTGGCCTTATCATAATATTAAAAATGCTTTGACTAATCTTCGGAATCCTTGTTGTCCTCGCTGGAGAAAGGTTCTTCCTAAAACCCAATACTCAGACATTTCTAATCTTATTGTAGAATCTAACATAGCTCTTTTAAAAGACTTTTATTACGAAGAGGTTTTAACCTCTAAAGTAGATTGGGATTCCACAGAAGATCTTAAAAATTTTAGAAATGATATTGAAAAAGCTATCTACTTTTTAGAAGAAAAGAGTAAAAAGTTAGATGAAGAAATTGGCAATCTCATTCAACAAGCTTACACTGGGGGTAGAACCACTTCAGACAAATTCAAAGTTCTTACTAAAAAGATTAAAAATTTAGAATCTAAAAAAGAAAAAGAAGTTGATAAAATTTTAAAGTGGATGATAACTAATAGGGAATACTTTTGGACATGAAAGTCAAAGAACTCATTGAAAAACTATCATCACAAGATCCTGAACTTCGTGTAGTTGTAAATGGATATGAATGTGGATTTGATGAGTTTAATAAAATTTGTCTGGTGAAAATGACCCCCAATCCCAATAAAGGAGAAAAACATTGGGAGGGAGAGTTTGATGAAGTGTATGGAGAGACTTCATCCGAAGACATAGAACTAGCTTTGTGTCTACCTCGTAAATCTTAAAATATAAAATTATGTTTACCGCAACCTGGCCATCATTAAAATCATCACCCATGATGGGTGAAATCCGTGAATCTCTTAAAAAGAAAACAGCTCCTGGAGAAGCTACTCTTTCTCGCAAAGAAGCTAATAGAACTTGGAGAGAAGACATTCTTGGTATTCGTTCTGAAGAACAAAAACAAATAGACAAATCCAAAAAACAGGAGCGCAATACCAAAAAGAAAAAGATTCACAATCAAACCGAAGAGTGAAAGTTAAATTAATTTCTTTAACGAAACCTTTTATTGAAGGTATCGAAACAGCAGAAGAATTAATTTCTTATTGTGCAAGGGTTTCTAATCCTTCCAATCAACTCAATACAGAAACAGCACCAAGACTTCTCAAGTATTGTATAGATCATCAACACTGGTCTATCTATGAGCAGGCGTTTATGACTGTGGAGGTTAAAACTTCTAGGGCTATAGCAGCTCAAATTCTTCGCCACAGATCTTTTTCTTTTCAGGAGTATAGCCAACGATATTCCAAAGCTACTACCTTAGAAAACTTGGAATGGAGATTGCAAGGTAAAACTAATCGTCAAGGAGGGGATGAAGAATATCCCATATCACAAAATATGGATGTTGCTGTTATAGTCCATGAAGCCCAACAAAAATGCCTTAAAGCTTACGAAAAACTTATTGAGTCTGGCATTGCTAAAGAGTGTGCTCGTATGGTTCTTCCTCTTAATACTTCTACAACTCTTTATATGTCTGGGAGTATTCGGTCTTTTATTCATTACCTTCAATTAAGAACTAAAGAAGATACCCAAAAAGAACATCGTGACATTGCTTTGGAAATTAAAAAGATCTTTGTTAAAGAATTTCCAGCTACTTCTTGCGCCCTCAACTGGTTATAAGTATACCATATGAATAAATTTGATAAAAAAATTGAAGATGTTTTAAAATTTTTTAAACCTGCTAAAACCACAGAAGAATTAACTAAAAAATTTTCTAAAGAAACTGGCGAATCAAAAGAAAAAATAAAAAAAATTATAGATAAAGATTTAAAAAAAGGAGAAAAGGTAGAAAAAGAACACACCACCCATGATAAAATTGCTAAAACTATTGCAAGACATCATGAAGAAGAAAAATTAAATTATTATAAAGATCTTGCTAAAGTGGAAAAAAAGTAAATGGCAGTCTATAAAAACTTCGAAATCACTCAATATTTTTTAGACTCCAACCCTAATGCTTATTTTATTTTCGGGGATAATGTAGAAAGAAGAGGATATGGTGGTGCTGCTAAATTAAGAGATCACCCTCATGCTCTGGGGTTTATCACTAAAAAATTTCCAGACAATAGAGATACTTCATTTTATCACGTAGAAGAATATACTGAAGTATTCTTTGAAGAGTTAGAAAAATTAGTTCGCACCGTTAAGTCTCGATCAGATAAAACCTTTTATATTTCTAAACTAGGATCTTGTTTGGCTAATCGATATCAAATTTGGGAACTTCTTATTGAACCTAACCTGATTCAACGCCTAAAAGATTTGGATAATGTAGTGTTTTGTTGGAAAGAAAGTTTAGTTTCCAAGTTGTCTTAAAGCAATAACATAAGTATAAGTTGTGAGGACTTATACTTTCAACAACGAGATATTCATTCAAATTAACGGGGTGATGAGTATGCTCGATGATGTTGTAGTAGCTCGCAGAAAAAGAACTAATTTCGGAGAGGCGATTGATTGGATTAAAGTTCGCTTCGTTTACTCCCCAAAACAAAGAGTTCTTTTAGATCTTTTAGACAAAGCTCAGAACATACAACTCCCAGTAGTAACTTTTTATTTGGGGGGTATCACTAGAGACCCTGCTAGAGTATGGAATAAATTAGAAGGATATTATGCTAGATCAACAGATCCTTCAGAACTTAAAAAAATTCCCCAACCTAATCCGGTAGACATTACTTTAAATTGTTCCATCTTAACCAAATATGCTAGTGATATGGATCAAATTATTACTAACTTAGTAGCTTGGACTAACCCTCAACACATTTTAAGTTGGAGGATTCCTGGAGTATATGATCAAGAAATTCGTAGTCCTGTTATTTGGAACGGTACGGTTAATACTACCTACCCTACAGATTTAAATGCTTCTCAAATTGCTCGTTACCAAGCAGACTTAGCATTCACTATTAAAGGATGGATCTTCAAAGCCATTCCAAGTAAAGGTGATGCTAAAATTTTTAAATTTACCTCAGACTTTTCTATGGTCAATGAATTAACTACCAAGTATTCTTTAGATCAATTAGATTTGAATTTAACAGAAAGAACTCTTCTTTCGGCTGTTCCTCAACCCCAAATTCTTATTGCTGAATTATGATTATAAGAAAACCATTTATTCCCCCAGTAGTCCCTACTGGGGTTACTAAAACCTTTAGTGTTTTCGGTAAATCCTTTTTTAAAATACAAGGAGTTTTTCTATCAGGAAATGTTTTTGATGATCAAACTTTTTTTAATCCCTTTTCTGCTTCTCCTCGACTTTCCGCAGAATATCCTGCATTTTCTGCTATTCAATTAAGTGCTACAAATTATATTTCTAATAATAACAATCAATTAGTGTTTACTATGCCCTCTGCTTCTTATGAAGGGTTTGCTGATGTTATTTTATTAAATGAAGCAGGGTGGGGTAAATTGACTCATTTTGCCATTAAAAATACTATTAACCCCTATGTTTCTGGTACAATAGACTATGATACATACGAACCTTACCAAAGACCTTGGAAAGATGGTATTGTTGTAGGAACTGAACTTCCTTTAACAGTTACCCCAGAATTGTCTGTTAATTTTATTTTATCCCTTACTGCAGATGATGATTTTGATGGATACACTAACGTAGTAGAATTGAGTGCAGGAACTGATCCGAATGATGTTAACGACTTCCCCTCTTCATTGTTTGCAGTGTTTAATAATATATGAGTGCTCTATCTTCCATTAAAGTAGAATCTAATTACACAGGTACTTTTAGTAAACAAAATTCAATATTATTTTTTGATCCTTCTTTATGGGCCTCTACTAATGGAACCATTAATTGGAGTAACTACCCAAATCAAGTTCCTTATACAGAGCAAGATGTCTTTCACACTCAATTAACCCATACTCCCGGTTTGAGTTCGGATATAGGTTGGACAATTAGAATAGGAAAGGGTGGTCATATTTATTACATTGAAGTACAAGGGTTGGGTCAAATTATTTGTCCTCAAAGATATATGTCACCTTGGAACGATGATTGCATGACGACTACGGTTTTTAGTGCCCCTGAAAGAAATGAAGACCCGGAAATGGGCGGTAATGATTCTTTTGCTAATGGTTATCTTCACGGATCTGGGATGTATATAAAACCTCACATGGATCCTCTCAACAATAAACCATTTTATTGTCCTTTATTGGCTGAAGAATTTGATATAAGAGATAGAAGTTATTCTGTAATAAATTGGGGATTAGTTCCTAAACCCAATATAAATCGAGGAGATGTTTTATTTTATTCTCGTTATAGAGATATGGGAAATGGGGTTTTAGAATTAACTTTCTATTGTTATAATTTTGGAAATAGAACTTACAATTTTGCCGAAAATCCTTGGTGGGCTGTAAGACCCAGTAAATTCCCTAATATGATTGAAGGGATTAATGGAACTTCTTCTTTTAAAATTACTAACAAAACTTTTCAAAGTGGTGCAATCACAAAAACTGGTGGGTGGGGAGCACATACCGTAAATCCTTCAGATCCAGATTCTATCACCTGTGCATTGGTTTGGGGAAGTGAATCCACTGGACTTGCTGTTAATTTTGGTTTTGTAAACAAAGGAGAAAGAGATATGTCATTGATTGCTCCTTCTTATAGTCAATTGAATATGCCTTATGGTACAGGATTTTGTTATAGAAGATATGCGGTATTTGGTAAATTAAAAAATGTTAGTAATATTTGTGCAGATTTAAATAAACATGCTACATTAAAAACTATAGAATTTCCCTCAAGTTATTCTGGTCGTTTACCTCTATATACCGCTACTTTAAATGGGCAAAATGTATTAAGCACTTCGGGAAGTAGTTTGGTGGGATACACATATCCCATTCCAGTGAAAGATTCTTTACCTTTATTATTAATGAAAAATAATGATACTGGAGATTATTTTCTTTCTACGGATCCTTATGCTGCTTGTGGTAAATTACCATTTACTAATCCTTACCCAGTCGGACATGCCAAGTATGCCACGTATCAAAATAAACACGTCTATCAGGTTTATGACGAAAAAACAGAATGGGTTTCTTTACTAGGATTTGTAAAACCGACTTCTACTTCTGGGTTTGCAGATCCGGGATATCAATTACTTACAGATATTATTGGGAGTATTCCATTTATTAACGGAGAAAAATTAAATGCTGAAGACTTAATGGTTCCCATTTAATACTTGTAAATCTTTTTACCTTTAAAAATTTTACAGTCTTTAGTTGATTCTTTTTTCTTCCAATCAATTTGATCAAAATTATTATCAAAAGTTTTCTTATCTACTGGTCGAGGTTTATCTCCTTTACCTGCACTCATATTTTTTCTCCTACTAAAGATAATAACTGTTTTTTCTCAAAGTCAATCTTATTTCCTACATCGACACATTGTTTTTCTAACTCTTGAAGTTTTTCTTGTAGAAAGTATAATACAGAATCATCTTCTGTTTCTTGAATCATAGTATCAATATAATCTGTAATGATTATAATTTTGTCTAACTCTCGATTTAACCAATCTACAGTTAACAAGGTCGAATTTAAGTCCATAATAACATACTTTAACACTTTAATTTAAAAATGGCAAATCTTACACAAAAACCTTAAATAATACTACAACCAATGATTTATCGGCCCTACTCTAATAATAATGCTGTTCCTGGTAATACTTTAGGACCTATTCAAGATCAGTCTTATCCTTCGACTTCTCTTTTAGGGGCTTTTGCCTCTCGACTTCCTTATGCTTATTCTATTTTGGATTCCATTATGCAAAGGAATCCGAAGTTCAAAGACTTTAAAAATGTAGCTCCTAAGAGAGATGAATTAATTCAAAATCAGTCTGTCTTTTTAGATGAACCTTCGTTTCAGCCTTCTCATGGCGCTCCAGGTTCTATTACCATTAATAAAGATTATCAAGCATTCATTTATGCTTCTATAGATAAAGACAAATCTCATCGTTTGTCTGATTACCGTAGAATGGCTGCTTACGCCGAGTTAGCGAATTGTATTGATGAGATTTGTGATGAATGTATTGTTAAAGATGAAAATGACAATATTGTAACTTTTAATTTAAGAGGCGAGTATAGCAAAGAAATTAAAGATTCTATTGAAAAGGAATTTAAAAAATTTATTACTGTTTTTGATTTGGAAAATAGAGGATGGGAATACTTTAGACAATTTCTTATTGACGGAGAATTGTTTTTCGAAAACATTATAGATGCTGATCGTAAAGATTTAGGCATTGTTGGATTAATTTCTTTGCCGACAGAATTGGTTAATCCCGTTTATCATAATGTTCAAAATGAACTAATTAAAGGATTTATTATTCGCAAACCAGTAACCGGACCTACAAATTCTATGAGTAAAAAAGACCAAGAAGAAGTCTTTTTTATGAATAAGGCACAAGTCACTTATGTTCATTCTAATATTTGGAATGAGTTCAAAAGCATTCGTTTACCTTACATTGAAAATTCTAAGAGAGCTTATCGCCAATTGTCTCTCATTGAAGACTCTGTAGTTATTTATCGATTGGTAAGAGCACCGGAGAGACTTAAATTCCGAGTTTATACTGGTAACATGCCAGCTCCAAAAGCAGAAGCTTATCTCAAGAGGCTCATGCAAAGTTATTGGACTAAAAGGAATTATGATTCTCAACAAGACGGAGGAAAGATGACTAACATCTATGATCCTCAATCTATGTTGGATTCTTATTGGTTCACCAAAGACGCTCAAGGCAATGGCACAGATGTAGATATTTTACCGAGTGGTGGAAATTTAGGAGAAATAAAAGATTTAGATTACTTCCTTAAAAAACTTTATGAATCTTTAAAAGTTCCTATTTCTAGGTTCTTAGCTTCTGATACCCCCTTTAAAGACGGAGCTGAAATTACTCGTGATGAATTGAGGTTCGCTAAATTCATTATGCGAATCCAAAGACAAGTGGCAATGGGTATTCGTGATACGTTTATTGCTCATTTAAAAATTAAAGGTTTTTGGCAACAATATAAACTTAAACAACGTTCTATCCAATTAGAGTTTAATATCCCCACTAGCTTCATGGCAATGAGGGATCAACAATTATTGGATATTAAATTTGATAATTTTTTAAAAATTACCGGAAATAATTCTATTTCTACTTCTTACGCTCAAAAATACTTCTTAGGTATGGCAGATGACCTCATGAAAGAAAATAGAGCTTGGTTGCAAAAAGATGCGGCCTTTCGATGGGAATTGGGTCAAATTGAAGGGTCTGGTCCTAATTGGAGAGAACAAGCTGCTGCGGCCGCAGGTATTTCTCCAGAAGGGGGTAGCGAAGAAGCACCTTCAGCTCCGAGTGGTGGTGGGGGTGGGGGATCCGAAGAAATTCCTTCTTTTGGAGGTAGTGCTCCAACGGCTGAAGTCGCCCCAGAAGAAACACCAGCAGAAACCCCCACAGAGGCACCACCAACAGAAACTTCACCAACAGAAGCGCCTCCCGCTTAATGAGTAGTACATTCACCCATAAATAATAAATATCATGGGTCAAGATTTAAAAATTTCTCAGCTTCCACCAGTAGTCGTCCCACTGAGTAGTGATGTTGTTCCGGTTGTTAATGATGGGTTAACTAGAAAAATAACTCTTCATGATGTTAACAGTTTCGGTAGAGCTTATACTCACGCTAATTTTTTACCATTATCCGGTGGAACCATAACTGGAAATTTAGGGGTAAATGGAAATTTAGATGTAGGTAGTGATGTAACTATTGTGGGTGGATTATCCGTATTCGGAGATACTACTTATTTAGATACACAAATTGTTGCTACTAGTGCTATAATTTTAGACACAGAAACCAATTTTGATGCCGTAAGAATTACTCAAAGAGGATTGGGGAATGCATTTTATGTAGAGGACATTAATAGCCCCGATCTAAGTCCTTTCGTTATTCGTAATGATGGTAGAGTCGGTGTTGGTACTAATACACCAACTCAAAGGCTTTCTATCGAAGGAAACACCACTATAACAGAAAATTTAAGTGTTGGTGGAGAAATACAAATAAACTCTGGTAGGTTAGTTAATGTCTATCACAATGATCTAGCTTTATTAGACCCAGCCGATCGTTCTTTTAGAGTTTTTCTTAGTGGAGATGAAAAATTTGCTATACTGAATAACGGCAATACTGGAGTTGGAACATCTACGCCAGAAGTTCGTTTAGATGTTAACGGTGATGCTATTATTCGTAATGATTTAGAAGTTAAAGGTAATTTATCTGTCTTAGGAACTACTACTCAATTAGATACTTTAGTATATGCTACTTCTGCTTTAGACGTTATTAATGCCGGCACAGGACCAGCAGCTACGATTAAACAAACTGGGGATGAACCTGTTGCTCATTTCTTAGACGACAACGAAACCGCACTGTTCATTGATGGTAAAACAGCAACTCCGGGATTTGTCGGTGTTGGTACTGATGCACCGCATGAGAAATTAACTGTTGTTGGTAACATTACTGCCTCTAATATCATTTATGCCGATGGAGGTAATTCTGTTGAATGGAATTATGGTTTTGATAATGCTGTTTATTCTATATCAGGTACCCCAAACCAAATTGTCTCTACTAAAACCACAGGTCAAGTTGGTGCTAATGGATTCACTTTAAGTTTCCCGGATAGTGTTGCATTTCCTGGTGACGTGCATGTAAATGCTAATCTTTCAGCAACTTATATATCAACGCCAGGAGGAGACAGTGTTCGTTGGAATGATAATTCTACTGTAGTAGAAACTACATCGGCTCGCTGGAATGATAATTCCACTATGGTAGAAACCAATTCTGCTATCTGGAATAGCGCTTACGGTATATTGTCAGGCAACACGCTTTCTGTTGGTGATATACAATTGACTAATGCTAATTTAAATTTAAATCAATGTTTGACTTGGGCAAATACAAAAAGCCTTTCCAGTCTTCTCATAACTATAAATGGAGTTGGGTATAAAATACCACTCTTAATCCAATAAATAATAAAAAATGGCTACTAAAAAATTTAATGAATTAACTACAAGCACTACCTTTAATAATACAGACTTTATTGTAGGGTATGCAAATACAAGCCCTGGTGGGGAGAGGAAATGGCAATATTCTACCATTAGAAATGAAATTTCTCAATATCTTCCTTTATCTGGTGGAACCCTAACCAACAATTTAAACGTTAGTGGAAATATTAATTCCAATGGGATTTTGTCTGATTCTGTTGGTAATTCTAATAATTGGAATAAAGCTTATGATATCAGTACTTCTTATTCTTTAGCTTCTTCTACATTCCTTACTTCAGAAACAGATTCTCAAACTCTTTCATTTAACGAATTAAATAAAAATCTTTCTATTTCTAATGGTAATGTGGTTTCTTTAAGTGCTTTAGTAGACGGTAATGGCACAGACACTGGAGTTAGAGCTTTAACAGCTAATTGGCAAAATACGTCTACTGTTGTTCAAAATAATAGTGCTAATTGGGATGCATCCTACGGTTCTGCTGGTGCTGACTTGGCTGTAAGAGCTTTAACAGGTAATTGGGAATCAACATACAACACCTTTAAAGACATTAGTTCTACATTCATTACTTCAGAAACAGATTCTCAAACTCTTTCATTTAATGAAGGAACCAAAGACCTTTCTATATCAAACGGTAATACAGTTTCGTTGAGCGCTTTAATTGATATAGGAGGAACAGGAGTTGATACTGATGTAAGATCTTTAACCTCTAATTGGGAATCTACTTACACAAATTATTCTAACAGTTCAGGCACATTTGTAAAAACAGTTGCTACTACAACACCTGGTACTAGTGCAGTAACAACAATTATTGCTGTTTCTGCTTTACCTGTGTCTCCAGCCCCTAATACACTTTATATAGTAATATAATGGAATTATTAAGTGCTACAGACATACAATTTGGTACATTTCCTGTTTCTCAGGTTTGGAAAGGTGCTGTCCTTCTTTGGAATAGAGGTTTTTATTGGAATGGTTTAGGAGCAGACAATAATTGGTCTACTGCTAACAATTGGTCTAATGCAACAACACCCATAGCCAATTCTTTTTTAACATTCGCTGGAACAACGAGATTAAGTCCTTTTAATGACTTTGTTACAGATACAACGTTTGGTGCGGTCACTTTTAATTCTAATGCTGGAACATTTCAACTGGCTGGCAATAAATTAATAATTGGCAATAGTGGGTTTACAAACAATTCTACAAACACTCAGACGATTAATAATAATGTTGTATTAAGTCCTGGAAACAACATTGTCAATTGTACTTCTGGTCCTATAACGTTTGCTGGAGCCTTATCCGGAACAGGATCAATAGTAAAAAATGGATCATCAACATTAACCTATTCAGGAGTTTCCACCTACACAGGGCAAACAATAATCAACCAAGGGACTCTTACAGTTACGAGCGCATCAACACTTAACGGAGTGATAAGCGGAGAGGGATCGCTGGAAAAAAGGGGGGTTAACATTTTAACGATAGGCGGTAACAACACCTATTCTGGAGGCACATCGTATTTTAGCGCAGGTCTAGCGGCGTATATAGTATACAACTCAAGCAACGCATTTGGAACGGGAATTTTCACCCTGTTTAACAACGCGGGACGAATTGATTCGGGTAACAATGTAACTCTTCCGAATGATTTCCTAATTAATAGCACCTCCCTTCAGTATCGCACCATTGGTGCAAACACCATAACGGTTACAGGCAATATTTCAGGAATCGGAGGAATAAATAAAACTGGAAATGGTCTTCTTGATTTGCAGGGAACACTTACTTACACAGACGACACAACCATAACCGCTGGAACGATCAGAGCCTATAAAACAGTTGGAGCTGTGACAGCAACAGCGTCGTTTACAAATACTACTCTAACAGTTTCGTTTAACACTCCTCCTAGTATAGGAGACGCTTTTAGATTCTTTTCTGGTTCTACTGTGCAAACGTATGCATCCATATCTTTAATAGGAGCACCAGGAAGAACAGCTAGTTATAATTCATCAATTTCAACTCTAACAATAGATTCATAATATGTTAATAGAACCAAATGGCGAGAGGTGGTCAACGAGCAATCAAGGACCGTGGCAATTAATTTTTAACGATCAATATATCATTAAATTATTTGAGGTTAATTTGGGAACATCTACACAAGAAAAACTTTTTGTGGGAACAAAAGAAGAGTGTGAGTCTAAAATTTTAGAGCTTAATTTACCTTTAGCCTCAAAAGATTCTTTAGGTGTTGTGGAAGAGGAATTACAAATTACACCACCCCCAGTAGAATAATATTTTTTTTTATTCGGTAATTGGGTTCAATTTTTTACCTTAAATAATAAAAAATTGTTTTATTATGGATGTAAATTTTGAAGTCTTATCCGGTATTACCGTCTCGAATGATTATGTTTGGGATCTTGGTACTCCGTTAAGCAAGAAAAAATATAAAAAAATTGCTTACAGTACAACTAATTACATTTCTGGGTATGCACCTGCTTTAAAAGTTAAATTTAAAAATACATCTCAACCTTCCACCGACTATGATAATGAGACTTATGAATGGAATTTTGGTGACTATTACAGCACTACCCTAAAGCAAACTCTCACTTCCAAGGATTATGTAGAACATTTATACACTATGCCTGGTGTATATACAGTATCTTTAAATTTAAATCAAACCAAACAAACCACTATTACTCGATATCTTAGTGGCATTGAAATTAAAAACCAAATAGTTGAACTTAAAGAAGTACCGCCTGTTGCTAAAATATTTTGTGTTACTCAACCGGTTTATGGGTATTCTCCATTAACCGTAAGACTTTCTCCTCAATATTGTTTACAAGGTTCTTTTCCTATAGATCGTATAGACTGGGATTTTAATGACGGTTCAGACATTAAAACCATTACCAGATACTCTCTTTTAACTGGAGAAGAATTTATTATACACACAAACAAATTTCCCCAAGATCCTTTAGATGTTCGGAATTATGATGTAATACATACCTTTGTAAGGGGTAAAGATGATTATCCTGTATTTTATCCTTCATTAACCTGTTACGTCGCTAGTACTAATACATCAGATAGTTGTGCTACCACTATTGGTCCTTTAATGTTATCTGCACAACCTCAAACTATTAATTTAATTAAAGCAAGAAATACCTCTAATGGCAATCTTTACGTATTTGATGTAAATCAAAAAGCAGTCTTTTTTACAACACATTTTAATTTAAGTTCAACAATGCCAGAATGTGCTTATGAAAATTTTAATACTTCAAACGACGAATATATAGCTACTTTTGAAAATGATTATTTCACTACTCAAAGATGTGTTGTGTCTTCTTACATACCAAAAAATAGGTTGAGGAACGGTGCAGGAATAGAAAATACAGGCTTTACAGGCAATTCGGGGACAAATGTTTTGTACTCATAAATAATTAACAATGATTGATGTTGTATATAAACCTCTCTCTGGACTTGTTCCTGTAGAATTAAAATATGAGTATTCAAGAAATGAAAAGTTAAATCTTGAATCTTTTCGTTTTAATGAAGGATTGTCGTTTAACACTATTAAAGGTTTAAATGATTTTCAAGATGTTGCTATCAATAAAAATACTTGTTTGGCTTTAACAAATACTATTTTTTTAAGTTCTGTATTTGAACAACCTTATTATAAAAATTCTATAGCGCGTTATCCAACTTCTATTAAAGCCTCAACTAGAGACAACCCATCTAAACATATTTCTTATAATTCATCACAAAATGTTTTAATCGCTTCTGAAATTAACCCATCAAGCATTTATTTGAACCCAGTTAAAAACACTCGAGAAGTTGAAATTTTTATTGACGGTAAGTATCTTCAAATAGAAAATTCATATCCGTATAAAGCCTATTTACAAGAAGAATCTTTAGACCCCGAAGAGATTCAACGACAACGATTTTCAGTAACTTATCAAGAAGGGTTTATATCTTTCAAAATATTAACACCTTCGGGGTTTAGATATTTAAGTTTTGGTGTAGATGGAATATTAAGAGCTACTGGAGCTGCCTTTAATAATACAATTATTAATGATTACATTTTTAAATGTGAAATTTTAACGGACGATAAAACAGTATTAGGATTTGTACCTAGCAATGATTGGGTTGCTTATTATTCAGATAATCAAAATGCCGAAAACAGAACAGTAAATATTGAATTAAAAGACCCTAATGTTTTAACTAATTTTCTTTTAGATTTTCCTATAGAAAGAACAGCGAAAACCGGAGTTGGTTATATCAACTTAGCTAATCTCAAAACCAATGTAAGTCCTGTTGGTCATCCGTCACCAATTATTTGAAATTAAATACTAATATGCTCGACTCCATTCAAAGAAATTACTACAAAATTTTTACAGGGACTAACCAAGAGCAAGGTTATGACAAAATTCATTTGGGATATGAATCAACTAATTTGGAATTGGTATTAAAAAAAGACGAAACTACCTATTTTCATATTCCTTATTTCAGCGAACTCCAATTAATTTCCGATTCTTCTCTTATTAAAGATGGTGCTATTGCTGGTCCTATTCCTGCTTTTTCTGATAGAGTTTTAAAGAAACAAGGTAATTACGGCAACTCCACCCCTTGGGGATCTACTTCAGATGAAGTGGATGGTACTTGGTTTTGTACTTGGTTATATAGTACTTCTGGTAGTACTCCGATGTGGGTTGATAGATACTATAACCCACAATATTTTACTCACGCTCAATTATTAACAAGCACTCCTAACATTTTAAATAAACCAGAATATCAAAATTCCGTTTTATATTATGATGTTTCTTCTACATTAACATTTGAACCTGGTGTACTTTATCAATATTTTCATGTCGGAGAAAAGACAGCTAAAACTATTATTGATTCTTTTGCAGGAGAAAGCAAAGAAAGATTGCGTTTAAATGTAGAAGATTGGTCTAATTTGCCTAAAGATCAATCAATTTACGATAATTTAGTTGTCATTGAAGGATTTAAAGATAATTGGGTTGAAAATATTCAAACCCTTAATTACCAAGACTCGAATGTATTATCTTTTGATAATACAGATTTTATCAATTGTAAAGTCATTTATGATTCTTCTTATAATGTTAAAAATGAATTTACTGTTAATTTTTGGATTAGCCATAAAGATTGGAAAAATGCATCTTCTACACAATTATTAGGTAATTTAAAAAGAGGCGGATATGGGGTCTTTTACGACAATTTAAATAACAATCCTTATTTTGTAATACCTGAAAGTAATTATGGTCACATATTTTATGTGAATCAAGAAGGGAATGTTTATGTAGATAAAAATAGCCAATTTGTTTTAGGTGTTCCTTCCAATCCTAGTTTAGTGGGTATTAATTCTAATTCAGAAATCGTGTTTGTTGATTCTGTAGAAAATACTTTAGTCAAATATAATCATGTCGGTGATGTATTAACCATATCAAAAAATATTGATACAGAAGAAGTAAAAGTTGAGGGTGTCCCAAAATTATTTCTTTTAAATGGTGAAGATGAATCTATAGTCATAACCACTTCTGCTGGTTACATTTTTGATAAAGATCTTATTTTTAAATCATCGGACCTTTCTTTAAAATATGAAGAAAATTCTCAAGTTGTTTTTGATTATAATGGGTCTTTAGTTAAAGAATTATCTTGTAATGATATAAAATTTGATTCCAATAATCAAAAATGGGTTATCAAAACAGATAAAAATTTATATTGCAATAATGAGTACTTGAGTGCGTTACCTTCAAATAAATTAAATCAAACAGGAGTTAATACTAATTTGATTATTGATCCTGAAGATAACGTTTGGGTTTTAACGAATTCTAATACGGTTTATAAAGTAAATCCCACAACCCGTAAAGTTTTAACATCTTTTAATGTTGGTATTAAAGCACAAGAACCCGAGGCAAAAAATATAAGCTTCATTAAACAATATAATAGAAAAAAGAATACTTTTGTGTGGTATGCGATAATAATACATAATTTCGAAAAAATTATGTATTATGTAACATTAAACGGCAAAACGGTTAAAACTGTTTTTTTACCGGAAAAGGTTAATATAGACAATCCTATTATAGCAGAACAAGATTTACAAAAATTAAATTTTGAATGTAAAACTGACTTTACGGGATATGAAAGGAGAAGAATATTCAATAAAGTCAAATATGGCAATAAACCACAGATTCACTTTAAAGTAGCTGTTAAATACCCAAATTTAAGTTTCCCCACTTCTATTTTTGCGGTATCGACGCCAGTTGATACTTTTGTCGATGAAAGTTGGTATTTAGTAACTTGTTCTGTAAAAAACGATGTTTCTAAAATTTATATTAATGGTCAATTAAAAAACACTTTACAGACACCTAAACATTCTAGTTTAAATTATGAATTTAAAAATTCTTTGTTTATTGGGTGTGAAACTGGAAAAACTGAAAATTTAAATAAAGAAATTGAATCTAACAATGTTATTTGGAATGGTTATATAGATAATATTAAAATTTATGATTATGCTTTAAATTCTGATTTTATTCCTTATTTTATTAATGAAAGAACTAAAGGAGTTGACATATCTTGGAATATTCAAACCAGTGCTTTACAATACATTGAATTAATTGAGAGATTTTTTAAACATAAAATGCCGGGTTCTAAAAGCGTATTCTTCAAATTAAGATTGGCTGGTTCACAAATTAAAGATGAATCCCTCAAAAATAAGATAGAAAACGAAATTAAGAAGACCATTCAACGAATTAAACCAGCTTATACGGAATTTTTACAAGTTGAATGGGTTGAATGATTCCTGGTGTCTTAAATAATATATAATGCCTTACCTGCCATACACATTTGATCCCGGTGTATCCGCTAATATATATTTGCCTCTTAACGAGGTTTATAATCAATATACTGCTTTTTTTACCGGACTTTCTGGGTATGTTTATAACCCAGATGATGGGTGTGTTATTAATTTTATAACATTTGATAATGAAGATTTTATAACTTTTAATTTGGAAGAATTTGTTACTAGGTGTCCTTCATTAACGGGGGTTTCTAATATTGTATGGACATTATCTTCAGAAAAGTGGAACACTCAAAACACATTAGTAATACATCCTTCTGTAAGTGAGAACTTTGTTTACAATCTTAAATTGAAGGGGGATGGAACCGAGTATACTACCGCTAGTCGGTATGAGGATACTCCTTTTACACTCAACGCTACTTTCACCGCTTCCGTTTACGATACTTCTGTTGTCCCAGCTACCTCTTTAGATACAACTATTAGTGAAACTTTTAATTTTGTATCTGTAGCTCCACCGAAAATAATAATTAAAACACCTAAACAATTTGTTCCTATTAATACACCAGTAACAATAGAGAATCATATTACTTTAGTAAATTTAATTACCAGTGTTACTATAGATTTCGGTAATGGTGTTATTCAAGAATTTTTAGGAGGTGACGTTAGTAATAATTTCACAACTTCTTATGATACTATAGGAACAAAAACTATTTCTGTTACGGCATTTAGTACTAAATGGTCTGGTCCGTTAGTAATGGTTTTTCAAAATTTAGTACAAACCTATTATCACAATTTAGGATTAAGTACCGATAAAATTTATTTGCCAGCTCAAAGGAATGCTGGTGATTCTGTTTTTTATACTGGTTCTTTCTTTTCTGCTCTTTCTAATACTATTTTAAATCATCCTTTATGTTATGGGAAATATGGCTTAAATTGGAGATGGGATAACTTTAGTTGCGAACCAGGTTCACCATATCCTTCTTCTTGGAATGCCTTAAAATGTAGTACAGGGCCTTATCCTAAAAAATGGAGCAGAGAAGACACTATAGACTTTTTAACCTTCGGTACGGGAGTCAATTTAATTTCAGCATCGCCATTAACCTGGACTTTATCTACATCTAAATGGTCTGTAATCACAAGCACCACACAACTTACTTCTTCTATTTTTGAATACGGGTTTCGTTTATACGATCAAGGACAAAGACGATATAATGTCAATTATTATGAAGATACAGACATTACACTCAATACTTTACTAAGTGTAACCTATATAGATGTAGAAGTTTGGCCTTATCAAAACAGAACAACTGTCATTGATGAAACATTAAATTTTACTTCCGTTGCTCCTCCTGCTCTTTCTGTAATACCCCAACAGTATGTTATTCAATCCAATGATAATGTTACTTTTAAAAATTACATCACACATACTAATTTTATCACATCTCTTAAAATTGATTTTGACAGATTTTTAACAACAAAATTAGGAGCTGATATATCTCAAGATTTTATTTTACCAATTTTTGGACCAGGAACAAAAAGTATTTCTTTAACTGCGTTCACAGAACACTGGGCACCTATTACTGCTTATTTCCCACAAATAGTCAAAGTTTATACTTTTGACCCCGGTGTAAAGGAAGTAGTTTGTTTACCACCTTTTAATGACCCACAAACATTAGGCACTTTTGGTGATCCTGATGAATTTACTGCTTTTTATAGAGGGTTGACAGCGGACCTTCTTCCTTCTGAAATCCCTGATTGTTTTGACAAATATGGTTTAGATTGGAAATGGAATACCTTTACTTCTAATAATGTTAAATCGTTAAGTTCAACTCAAATGATTTATCCTTCTTCCTGGGGAAGTTTGGGTAGTTCCCTTTACGCGACTTTCCCTAAAAAATGGAAAAGGGAAGGTGCATTGTATTATGATGTATTTAAACCAGATTTTAATCCTTTTTATCTTACTCCTATTAACTGGACTCTTTCAACTGAAAAATGGCCGTTCTATAATACGTTAGTCATACCCCCTTCAGTTTCGCAAGATTTTATTTATAATTTACGTATAAAAGATGAAGGAGATGAATTTGGCACTGTTAGTTATTATAATGATACAAGTCTTACACTCAATGCTTACTTGTCGGTGACTTATGTGGATACTTCAGTATTCCCCTTTAATTATAAGGTTTATTTGCTTAATAACACTTTTGATTTCATTACATTAGCACCACCTGATGTTAAAATTTACATCCCTAACAAATATGTTTTAACTGGTATGGATGTTAAATTTGAAAATTTAATAACACGTACACACATTATTACTGGATTAGGAATAGGATTTGATGATGGATTAACTACTTTCTTATCAGGAGATGCAGTAAATGATAATTTTAGTGTTGTTTATGATATTGTAGGATCAAAAACTATTACTGTTTCGGCGTTTACTGGTCAATGTGGTGTGGTTGTTACTTCATTCCCGAATGTCATAAAAGTTTTACCGGAATATGATGTAATAGAATCTTTAGAATATCGTTCAACATCAACTCCCATTAGTTTGCCGTGGACCAAACAGCCTAAAGTGGGTTCTAATGACTGGGTGGTCGAAAACAATATCAATGTCTGTTTTGATCAATTTTATGACAATTTAAAATATTTAGACGCACTAGGTCAATTGTATAAAAGTTCTTATAAAGAATATTATGGGTACATGGGTCCTAATCCAGATACTTTAAGTGGGGATCCAAGTTTTGTTCCTCTTTGGACTTGGATAGATGCTGATTGTTTTAACACTTCTTTAGAATATAGTATTACATGGAAATCCCTTTTAACTGCTGATAATGTTTTGGATCAAGGAGAATTGACATCTTATGGAAGATGGATGGATCATGAAAAAAATATTACTACATCTAGTTCTCTTTCTAATGAGGATGTATGTGGTGATATAAATTGGAATGTTAATGTTCCTAAAATTAATGAATATTATGATTTACATGCTAATGTAAAAACAAAAGAAAGGTGTATATATCAAGGAGTTGTTTCTAGAGACAATAATTTATTCGTAGCAACAAAAACAGAGGTTCGCTATATTCCAGATTCAAAAGCTTTAGATTTTTATGACAGTAGAACCAAATTTGATGATGTTTTAGATTTTTCAGACATTAAAAGTATATGTCAAGATTCTGAAGGCAAAATATTTATATTGGATGGTATTTTATCTCAGGTTGTTGTTTATAGTTACATCCCAGATGCTATAGGAAATAAATGGTACCTATTAACTAATTGGGGTGGTTACGGTTCAGAAAATTCTAGAAATAAATATTTAAACCCAAATGATATTCATGTAGATAAATATGATACTCTTTGGGTGGTCGACACTGGTAATAAGGCAGTAAAGCATTATTCTAATACGGGTACCTGGTTGTTAAAAACACTTAAATTAACAAACACTCCACTTTCTCTCTGTGTAGACAGTCAAGACAATATTCATATTCTCACAGATAAAAATGTCGAAGTTTTTTCTTATGATGGTGAATCCATATTCACATATGAATATGTTCCTTATACTCCTTCTACAGAAGTGAGAAAAATAGTTTCTTCTTATAATAAGGAAGTAATTTATATTGTTTTTGAAAATAGCGTCATAAAGTTTTTTAGGAATGGTGTTTTTTCTGGGACTATTATTTCAACCAATGAAAATATTAACAATATCACTAGTGTTTTCCATGACGAATATAGAAACCTTTTAATAACCACTAATAATAAAATTTTAAAATATGTAGATTTAATGGAAAGAACTAAGATCAAAGGTTTAGTACCGGCTGAATTTTGGAATTTAAAAGATCTTTATATTCATAAAAATGAATATATTCAAAACTGGGTTTACACTAAAGCTTTCCAAAGATTGTGGGATAATATCGAATTTTTTAGAAACACTCTGTATTATTCTTATGAAAATGATGAATTTGCTACTTGTAAAAAATATAAAGAACCCATTCACGGAAAAGACAAAATGATCATAGGTCAAAATGAAATTGTCACGTCGACTGTAGTAAATCGTGTTTTGGGTTATCTTTGGGAAAATTTCCTTACTATAGTAGATTTCTTTGATCCTACTTGTTCAAGCTAATAAATAATCTTATGTCATGCCCGACCATAACATCTATTGATAGATCTGAGTATATTGGAAATTCTTTACAAACAATAAATAATAATTTTTCCAATCTTAAAGACGGTATTTGTGACAACAATACTGAAATAATTTCTTTACAACAAGATATTCAAAATTTAGACACCCATATTGAAATACTTTCTTCTGTTACCTCCCACAGTGTTCCAAAAGCGTTTGTAAAATTTTCTGGTGTTCAAGATGTTAACAACAATAACACAGGAGGAAATCCCAACCGATATATTCTCCACTCATATAATATTTCTTCTGTTTATAGAAAAAATACAGGAGATTATAGAATATATTTTAATACCCCATTATCTACTGGTAATTATCTAGTTTTAGCCACGAACAGTGAAAAATTAAATTCAAACAGCGAATATGTTTGGAGTCAACCCTATTCAACAACCAAAGAATATTTGGAAATTAAATTACAATCTTGTACAGGAGTAACCGCAGATCCAAATTTCGTATCTATTGTTGCTATTTAAAATGTCTTTTTGTACCGATCCTAATTCCATTATAACCATAGATATTAGCGAATGTGTTGGTAATTCTTTGACAACAATGAATACCAATTTCAATATTGTTAAAGACGAGATATGTGATCAGTATTCTAATATTTTATTGGCTGAATCGGAAAAAAATATATTAACAAATTATACAACTTCTCTTTCTTCTCAGTTGAATTTGTTACCTAAATGTTCCGTAAAATTTGATGACGAAGGTGTTATAGTATTTAGTGAAAACATAACTAACGTAACTAAAGTCAATACTGGAATTTTTCGAATATATTTTTCTAGTAATTTTAATGACACTAATTACATTACCATAGCTTCTAGTATTTCAGAAATACCTTGTTTTATATTTGTGGTGGGTGAATACACAAATTATGCGGAAATTAACACAAGAAATAGTAATGGTAATTTAATAAACCCAAATTTTATCAATTTAATATTTTTCTCACAAACGTTTTAAACTCAAAGGTGTTTGTTAAATAATTTAAGTGAATATTAGTAATCAACAAATTCTTGAGAAATATGCGCAACCTACGCTCATATCTTCAACAAGGCAAGATACAAACTCCCCTTTAGCATATAAAGATTGGTATAAAGCTTATCGGGGAATTATTCCTTCTCAAGAATTTAATCAATATAATGATTATCTAGTAAATTGGTATAGAGATAAATCTCTAGTTTCTACAGACACTAAATTAAGAATTAAATTAAATTATCTTACTTTTTTAAGACAGCTTCAACTTTTTTTATCAAGTGAGGAATTAGAAAATTGGTACACTAACGTAGACCTTAATAATGATAAAGAATTGTTATTAGCGATTCCCTATTTTGCTAAAAAATTAAAAGATATTTCTCTTTACTACCTTAAACTCAGAAACACAGTTAAAGAGTCTAAACTAAGATATAATCAAGTTGGCACCAATTTAGGTATAATAGACCAAATTCAAAAATTTATATTATCTGAGTATAGTAAAAAAAATAATTCTCCTATAACCGTTCCGGCTAGTGTTTGGCAGACTTTACCAGAACTAAGCGCGATAAGAGATTCAATCACCATTCAATTGGATGAATTATATGATGATCATGTTTATTTTGATAGGTCTCCTACTTTACCAATATCTGCTTATTTTGATTTAGATAATGAAGGTCTTCAAAAATTTTTAACCTCAAAAAATTTACAACTAACCTCCACCGAATGGATTTACCAAACAGGGGTTTTTGCTCTATCGAATGATTTTTCTGATTTTTCAAACGAGAATCGTGATTTATTGGCAAGTTCTTTTCCTAAAAAATATTTAGGAAGAAATAAATACACGACAGAATATTCTGCTCCAAGTAGTAAAAAAGATTTTTATACTATTAATATTGGTAGCGGTAATAATTTTTTTTATTGGCCTTCTTATGTTTATCGGTCTCAGGCTTTATTATTACCAAGACACGAACCCATTTCAATACATGATTTAAATATTGAAACTTTGGCCACTGCTGGATCAGGAATACAAGAAGCTGACACTATTTTTGTTAAAACCGTTCTAGGTACACAAGGAGCTTGGTTAAGAAACCAACTTTATGATTACAAAGAAGAAACTTTAGAATGCACATTAAACCCTTCTACTAAAACTGTATTTAAATTCCCTTATCCGGGTTTAGGATTGTCTGGAGAAGATATACCTTGGACCGGATTTGGATTTAAAACGGATAATCGTTATCAATATTTAAATGATGAACTTAAACAGAATGTAGAAAAAACTTATTGGTCTACTGACACTTCATTAACTGCCGTTGATCCTATTTCGATCAATAATTCTACCTTAATAAAAAATAAAGCTTACGCTACCAAAAATTATACCCACTCAGATAAAATTAAAACATGGCCATTTGCTCCTGGTTATGATGAAACTTCATTTAATTTTACTCCATCTGAAGCTTGGCTGTATCGTTATGAAACTACAGATTTATCCATTAAAAGAGGCAGTAATTCTGTTATTTTATGGCCTTATGAAAACATAAACACCCAAAGTACTTTTCCTACATATTTTCCAGATAATATGGGTGAAGTTTGTAATTCATTACCCGTCTCTGCTATTAATTTTGTTCATGCTTGTGGTTCAAACAGTCTTTCTTCTGCAGACGTAATTTATAAACTTAAAAATTATAAAGATTCTATTGAAAGAGCTATAGAATGTTGTTGGTTGTCTGCAGGTACGTACTCAGTACCTGAGTTAAATTTGACAATGCCTTTACAAAATTCTTTGCAACTTTATTTGAGTTCTGGTGAATTTGGTAAATTTATTTGGACAGGTCCTGATTATACAAATGCTAATGATGTTTTTAAAACTATAAAACATCAACCAGATTGCAAATTTGTAACTACAAGAAATAATTCTTATTTAGATTTTAAAACGTGTGATTGTAAACAAGTTTTATTTTCTCCTTTTGGTCATCCAGGGGAAAAATACACAGACTATAGATCTTTAACTGATTTTATTATAGAAGATAATTCTACACCCGAAAATTTAGATTTAAGCAATCAAAATTTATTAGCAGATACTTTCGGTTGGTATAAAACTAATAAAACTATTGGATGGGGAGACGGTACTTGGAGATCACACAATAGTACATTAGGAAATATTTTTTATCTCAGAAAAAATAAAAAATATATTTATTACAGAGCCAATGTTATCGATCAAGACCAAGAAGATATTAGACTACCCCATTACATTTTAAGATATCAATACCCCATTCAAAATAAAAATCTTTGGGTCAAAGCAAAAAGAGACATAAACAATAATTGGGTGTCTACTAATGAAGAATCTAAAATGGTAGTAAATCCGGGCGATATTCTTTTATATTCCAGATCTCTTTCTTCTTATTATACACTCTCAGGGGCTTTAGAAGAAACGGTCGATATTTTAGAAAATAGAGGTTCTATTTGGTCTAATGCTGATTATACAACCATTTCAGATATCAGACCAATAGTGGTAAGTTATCCCTCAATGATTTTACGTCTTGATGAAGATCCCCAATACCCAGAATTATTTTTTAATGATATTGTTGGTGTTAAGTCATGGTCAATTACAAGGCCAGATTCATCTACAAAATATTTTCAAAACACCCAAAGTATTATCTTTGTTCCTTCTGTATCGGGAACTTATACAGTGTCTGTTACCGCGTTAACTGCAATAACTACTTCAGGGGATATAACTAATACTTTAATAACAACAAACACAGCTAACCCTATAATTTCTGGTTATTATATTTTTAATAATATACCAGCAGTTACTGCATTGTCCCCTATAACTTTAATTCCTTCATTTAGTACAATTGAAATTCCGGTTCCGGGGTATGTTTTAAATACAAAATTATTTGGTTGGGATTATAATACTTCTACCCCCAATCAATATGCTAGAGTTGAAAATACAGGAGCAAAACCTTTTTGGGCAAAAGCTTACTCGGGCAAAAATCAATTTACTGGTTATGGTGGTATTAATTCCGCTGGAAATTATATAAGAGTGGTCGATGATCACAATTTAATATCTCAACCCAGATTTTCTGACATTGTATTTACAAATCGTCTTAAAGTAGAATATGAACGGGTTTACCCTGAAAAAATTATTTGGTCTCAACCTTTAAATTTGCAAGTTACTGTAGATGAAAATCAATGGTGTACGTTAGAATTTACCACCTCTTCAGATTCTAATTTAGCCTTTCAATTAGGAAATCTTAAAAATGATTTAATTGTAAATGCAACTTCTTCTGTATCAAATATTATTTTAGAAAACATAGTAGAAAATGAACCTGTTGAAATTTATTATAATGCTTTAAATTCTTTTGTCTGGAACATTACGACTACTCCACAATTATCTGAGACTGTTTATCCTGCAGTTGAAGAAACATTATCCATAGAAGCTTTACAACCTTACGCCAACTTCTCAAACCAATTTTTCCCTTCTATTGCGTCTTTCCCCGCTTTTGAAGATTTATATAGTGTTTATGAAGAAGGGGGGTATTTTATCCCTACTAATTTGGGGGCTTCTCGTTATGTTAACAAATACTACAATGTAAGTTATAACTTATCTGGCAGTTCTCTTTCAGGGCAATTTTCTGATGATTACGGGATAATTGAAGGAAGGGGTCTATCTAAACAACACCAAGAAACTCCTTACAATATTGATTCTGAAAATAATGGTTGGATGAAAGAACCCTTTATTGCTGGTCAATTGGCTGGTAATGTTAATAAAGAGATATTTAAAACACACCAAAAATTTATTCCCTATCAATCAGGTTATGATACCAATCCTAATATTAATTTGGGGTTAGTAACACCAAAGTCCATGCAAACTCCTTGGACGGGGAAGGAAGGAACAGAGTGGAAAGATTTAGCTAATTATCCTGTTTCTTATACAGGAGAATTGGATATTAAACAATGGACAGAAGATCAAATTCTTAAAAAATCTGGATTCTTATTAGATAATTGGGTTACCGATATTTTTGGTAATCAATACGGATTATACAAAGACATTAAAAATGTTTCTTACTCTAATCGTATAAACACCCCAGGAGAAATTTGGGTAAGAAAAAATTCTCAATTTGTTGCTTCTGCTTCTGTTGGGATGTCTGCTGTATTTGATTCTTATACTGGAATGGCTTTAATGAATGATCTTACAGGATCATATATTTTAAACTATATTAATGACTTATCGGGATCTAATATCAAAAGAATTGATATGTTTTTTGATACCATGTTAATTGAAACTCCTGGGGTTTTAATTTTTGAAAAAATCAATTACAATTTTGATAAGGATGAAATTTTCTCTATCACCGACAATGCTCGTCATATTTCTTTAGTAGTGCCGGTTTCTACTAATCTTTTAAGAGAATTTGAACCCTATCCTACTTTGATCGTTGACCCCAGTGAAAACGTTTTACAAGAAAACGAATTTAAAATTCTTTTAGAAAATTCTGATACTATTGCTAAACCGGGAGATACTTGGTTCTTTCCTGAACAAAAATTAGTAACAGTGTCTATGTGCAGTCTTTCTTCTGGAATTGTTGCTCCTGAACTTTATCAATTAGATTTAAACAAATTAAAATTACAAAAATTATTTCCTCTTTTAAGGGAAGATATTTTATCCATCGCATCACTAACATCATTAAATTTACAAGAAATTGGTAGACCTTTATTGTCTTATAATTCACTGAAAAGAGAATACCTATTTACATTATTGGGTAAAAATGAAGAAAATAGAGACACCATAATCGAATTTAATATTACTAATGTTAATCCTCCTAGTTTGAAAAGTATAAACGTTTATACCCCAAATCCAATAGGCACATTAACAGAACCTCCTGTTATTAAACATAGTTTAAATGTAACGATTAATTTCCCGGAGAGTTTAAATTTTCAACTCTCGGCGGAAAATAACGTCACTGGATATGAACCAGTAGATACTCCAGGTTGGGTTGGACTTACTGAAGACGGGTTATTTATAGGTACTCCACCAGAAGCTGGAATTTTCCATGCAACTTTTGTAGTATATAATGATTATGGTCCTATTTATTATTCATTGACTATTAATGTATTACCAATCAATTATCTATTTACAGATGGTTATTTGGATTTACTTGATTTAGAAGATGTTAATGTTTTAACCGAACCCGAAGTAGAACCAGAAGAACAAAAAATTATCGTTAAACCGTCAGTGGAATCATAAATAAACTATATACCAATGGCGAATAAAATAATTTCAGAATTAAATGAAGAACTATGGCCACAGTCCCAAGATTTGTTTGTTGTACATGGTTCTGGGTTGACTAAAAAAGTCAAACTACATCACATGATGCCTGACTTTTATAGTTCAGACACCATTTATTTAAACTACGATCCATCAACTCGTATTTTTTTCTCTCACTTAAAAGAAAATTCTGTCAAATCTTATCACATATTCCCTCTTTCTGCTTTTGAAGTTATTGGTTCAGATAAAGGAATAGAGCATTGGTTAGCTCAGGTATATTCCAATTCTTTACAAATATCAGAATTAAGTTCTGAACATTTAGCCTTAAATCAATTTGTTTTAACAAATTCTCCTTTTTGGGCAGAAGCATATAATATATCTACAGTTTATGCCTCTGCTTCCTCTAGGTATGAAGAAGTATATACTAATGTAGTTAGTAATTCTACAGCTTATCTTTCCGCCGTAGATCTTAGTTTTTTGAGTGTATCTGGTGATTGGAATACTGCTTACAATACAGCAACAGACTATGCTGCTATCTCTGCTAATTTTTTAACTTCAGAAACGGATTCTCAGACTCTTTCATTTGATGAAGTAACTAAAGATCTTTCTATCTCTAATGGAAATACTGTTTCTTTAAGTGCTTTGATTGACGGCACATCAGTAGACACTGGTATAAGAGCCTTAACCGCTAACTGGCAAAGCACATACACCATAGTCCAAGGTAACTCAGCTACTATATCAGATGTGACCTCGGATGTTACTGTAGGTTCAATTAATGCAGGTGATGTAGTTTTAAAGGGAACTAATTTACAAAATTTTGTTGAACAACTCTTGTTAAAAACTTTTTATCCCACATTCACCAACCCATCTGCGTCAATGAGTAGTAATTTAGCATCTACAGTTGAATCTGGAACAACTAGTGTTACATTAACAGTAACATTGAATAGAGGGGCTATTACGGGTAAATCGATTGGTGGTATTTGGCAACCCTCTACTTTTCAAGATTTTAGATCAGGCGTAGCAACAAATTATATTATAAACGGAATTAACAACGGAACTACTAATTCTCTTGTATCATCAACTGCTATAATCAAAGACGGTTCAAACTCTTTCAGTTCTACTACAAGCTATGACCAAGGACCCCAACCAGTCGATAGTAAAAATATAAACTATTCTACTCCTCTTGTTGCGGGAACGGCCAATGCGATCACAAACGTTACAGGTGCACGAAGAGGTTTTTATGGTGTTGATAGCTTAGCGGATACAAGTGCTTTAATAAGATCTCTTGGAAGTAACACTAATCCGGGTGTTTCGAATGGGACAAATTTCACTATCAATATTCCTGCAGGGGCAACAAGTGTTATATTTGCTTATCCATCCACTCTTCAAAATGTAACAACAGTAAAATATGTTGAAGGATTAAATGCAGAAGTAAAAACTAACTTTACCCAAACTACTGTTTTAGTTGAAGGTTTAAATGGTTATACCGCAATTAATTATAAAGTATATCGTTATGTCCCAGTACAACCTTTTCCTTCATCAGCAACTTATACAGTAACTATTTAATATTATGGCAGAAATGATTTTTCCAAATTCGTTTATAAGACAATTTAATGGTCCATTAGATGTGGATCTTGTATTTTCTACTACAGCAAATCGAATAAATTACCTCACAAATGCTAGAAGATACCCAGGTCAAATTGTTTCTGATTTGCAAGATGGTAAATCATATAAATTAAATAGCTCAGGAACAAATTGGGAAGAATTTGGAAGTATCAATACATATCAAGGAACCGATATAAAGAATCTTAGTGCTAATTGGGAATCGACATATACTACATTTAGAGACGTAAGTTCTACTTTTCTTACTTCTGAAACGGATGCTCAGACCCTTTCATTTAATGAGGGCACTAAAGATCTTTCTATTTCGAATGGTAATACGGTTTCTTTAAGTGCTTTGATTGACGGCACATCAGTAGACACTGGTATAAGAGCCTTAACCGCTAACTGGCAAAGCACATACACCATAGTCCAAGGTAACTCAGCTCAATGGGCCTCTAATGTCGATACCGGGGTTAGGTCTTTAACAGGTAATTGGCAAAGTACCTATTTAAATCAATCTAATTATCTACCATTGTCTGGTGGAACCGTAACTGGTGTAACCCAATTCAATAGCAATGTAACGGTTTACGGAAATATTTCAGCAACAGGTAATTCTTATTTTGCCAATACAGTTTATTCAACAACAAGTGCTTTAAGTGTCATTAACTTAGGAAATACAGGACCAGCAGTTTACGTTGGCAATAATGGAACAGGTGACATTGCTTCTTTTTATGATTTAGATCAAAATATTGAAGTTCTCCATATTGGAGGATCAAATGGTACCTTCCCAAATGTTGGTATTAAAACCAGTGAACCTAATAAAGATTTAACTGTTAAAGGTGAATTAAGTGCTTCTGGTATCATCTATTCTGAAAATAACAACAGTACACAATGGAATAATGTTTATACTCAGGTTCAAGGTAACTCAGCTCAATGGGCATCTAATGTCGATACCGGGGTTAGGTCTTTAACAGGTAATTGGCAAAGCACATACACCACAGTCCAAGGTAACTCAGCTCAATGGGCATCTAATGTCGATACCGGGGTTAGGTCTTTAACCTCTAATTGGCAAAGCACATACACCACAGTCCAAGGTAACTCAGCTCAATGGGCATCTAATGTCGATACCGGGGTTAGGTCTTTAACAGGTAATTGGCAAGATACTTCTACTGTTGTTCAAAGTAAATCAGCTCAATGGGATGCGGCTTATGGTTCTGCTGGTACAGATTTAGCAGTTAGGTCTTTAACCGCTAACTGGCAAAGCACATACACCACAGTCCAAGGTAACTCAGCTCAATGGGCTTCTAATGTCGATACCGGGGTTAGAGCCTTAACCGCTAACTGGCAAAGCACATACACCACAGTCCAAGGTAACTCAGCTCAATGGGCTTCTAATGTCGATACCGGGGTTAGAGCTTTAACTTCTAATTGGCAATCAACATATGCAACCGTTTCTTTTTTAAGTGCTCTTTGGGAGGAGTCTGCTGAGATTCTTCCGACAGTAACAAACTACCTTTCTTCAAACAACATAAAATTAAGTTCTGTTAGTGTAAATGAAACTGTAAATATAAATAATGTACAGTTTACAGGAGAAGTAAATAGTACTTCTAGTGATATTACTGCCACTAACGTCTTTATAAAAGTTGTTGTTAATGGTAATGAACTATATTTACGTCTTTATAACTTAATATAATGGCAACAGAATTTAATAATAATACTTTAATATTCTACTCTCTTAGTACTGTGACTGGTGGTGGTAGTGATGGGTGGCAAAGTACCTATACCACAGTCCGAAGTAACTCGGCTCAATGGGCATCTAATGTCGATACCGGGGTTAGAGCTTTAACTTCAGGATTAGCAGCTACATCTTACGTTCATACTAATTTTGTTCCTGTTTCTGGTGGTACTATTACCCACAACCTTTCGGTTCTTGGAAATATTTCCGCACAATCTTCTACAGTTCCTGTATCGGTAATTGATTTAACAACCAATAAAACATTTTTAAATTCTGATACAAATAAAATATTTCATTTTAATAATTCTATTCCTCTTAGTGCGATTTTTCCAAATTCTTTGCTTGATGGTTTTAATGTTGCTCTTATGAATACTGGAACATCTACCCTTCATCTTTCAACGAATAGTAATTATAGATCTATAGGAAACGTTTTAAAAACTCAATACGCAGGAGCTTATGTTTATAAAGCAAACTCTCAAATTTTTGCCGTAGGGGGTTTTTAATGCTTCTCGGTAAAGAGATATTAATAGGAATTTACAGTAGTATTAAAATTACTCCTGTTTATCTTTTTGTTCTAGGACCAGGAACTTTTGATGGTACGAATTATTTTGCAGAAAATGGTGTTCAGCAGATTAATATGACTTCTTCTGGTGCTAATCATAAACTTTACCTTTATGACAATTATGATGGGAGTACTTTAAGTTATACTAGTACAGTTGTTATAGTTAACAGTGTGCCTGTAGCTAGTATCTCCCATACCACAGATCGTATTGGTGATCAATTTGGTTATAGTACCTCGGGGTCTAGTCCTCAAGCATTTGGCACCTTAACCGGTGGAAATGTTTATTTTGTGATTTAACGACCTAACCAATTAATAGATCTAGCGGCTTGAACTTCGGTAACGTCAAAGTAAATAGCGTGTGTTTCTGGTCCAGACTCTACATTTAAAGCAATAAGCTTTCGAAGACCGTCTCGACCAGGGATCAATCGATCCATTGGAGTTTCACCAACAATACTATAATCTTTACCTTCAAATTCTTTACCAATAACTTTGTGAAGAAATTGATGAAGGTCGTCTTGTCCTACGTGTTCGGGTTTAATAAGATAAGCTTGCATGGTATTAATTAAACGGATTTGAAAGAATAGTCTATTACCGAATCCAAACGAAAAGCTCTCCAAGCTTGTTTATCCAAATCCCATACTCGAAGATTATTGGGATTATCTGTTTTGGTTTTAGGTGTATAATTTTCTTTAATTTCCATCTCCGGTAGAAACTTCTCTGACAAGGTACAAGACATCTCCCGAATACTTTGATCTACTTTGCGAAATTTAACTTTAGCAGTAGTGGTTTTGAGTCGTTCTTTGAATTCTTCTTTAGTAAGCATAAGAAAGAAATCTTAACAGATTCTTTCAGGATTTCAACTTGAAAAGAATTTTTTCTATATTAAATTAGAAACATGAAATCACTTGTAATAGACGGCTCCAATCTACTCTTTAGAGCCTATTGGATTGCTGAATCTAAACCCAAATTTATTAATTCTAGCGGTAATTGGACTGGTCCTGTTTATTTGTTTTTGAAGTCTCTTAAATCTTTACAAGACAAATTTAAACCCAATGAAACGTTTTTGTGTTGGGATAAGAAATTAAATTACCCTTCTACCAATTACCGTAAGCAATTAGCTCCTGATACCTATAAACAAAATAGAGATTCTGAATTAGCTAATAAGGTTCATGAGCAATTTGATCTCATTGAACCTTGGATCAAGCTTCTAGGAATTAAACAAATGTATCCTTGGAGCTTAGAAGCAGACGATATCATTTCATTCTTGGTGAAAGAAAAATGTTCTTCTTCAGTTATTGTTTCTGTAGATAAAGATATGCTTCAATTAGTGGATGCTCATACGGATTTTTATAACCCTATTAGTAAGAAATTAATTACATTAGAAAATTTTGAAGAGGAGATGGGAGTCCGAGTAGAACAATACGTTCATTATAAAGCTCTATTAGGAGACAAATCAGATAATATCGAAGGAATAGATGGTTACGGTGTTGTTAAATCTAAACGATTAGTATCTGAGGGGTATGATGGTATTTGTAAAGTTTTGAGTGAAGAAGACAAAAATAAGTTTGATATTAATATCAAAATGGTAGATCTCTTTAAATCTTACGACAAAGAAGAAGGAGAAGCCGATTGTTACGAGAAACAATACCAAGAATTAAAATCTTTAAAGACAGACATTAAAACATTTGAAGCTAAATGTCATGAAGTAGAATTTTATTCTTTTCTAAAAGAATTAGATTCTTGGAAAGAATCTTTTATAAGATCTCAAAATTTAGTCGATCTGATATCTCGCTTGAATTAACTTTCTATCTCTTTACGAAGATTAGAAATATCTTCTTGAGATAAAACATGCTTCATAGCATGTACCACAAAAATTTGGAGTTCTTTTTTAGAAATATAATTGACCCCGCAAATTTTAGCTACATTTCGGCGAAACTCCTCATCATACTCGAAATCCACCCCCATTCTTTCCCCTTCAAAATATAAATTATCTATTTCGAGATGCATTTTTATTTTTTTTCTTTTTAGCTCTTTCTTCTTTTAAAAGAGCTTGATAAACTTTATCTGATAGATGTTTTAAAAATTTAACATTCTCAAAAATAGAACAATTATTTACCACTCGAGATTCAGCATAAAGAACCTTAGTTTCTGGCCATTCGGGATAAAGATAGTGAATACATTCGTGATAAGCTGTTCTCAACATATCTTTACGATGGTCGACCTCTAAAAGATCCTCAGCTTCTTTACACCAACCATAATATCGAAGTTTTTTAAATATGAGAAACCCTGGAGGTTTTCTTCGTATTAAATTTAAACACTTTTTATAAATTTCTGCTATGTCGTTTTGATCGATCTTGTTCATAGCTTTTATTGATACTTAGGGATTTCTTTTAATTATACAATACCCTAAATATATATCCAATGCTTAATAATCCTATGATAGACACTGGGGGCCCTATTCCTCAAAGTAAAAAACGTTTACCGTTTCCTCTAGAGAATATCGAAGAAGATTTAGCTAATGTTTACTTTGAAATGGACAATATTCGTAAAAGAATGGAAGTATCCAAAAGAAACAATGTGGTTAATTTAACCCCAGCTCGTCTTAAAAGATTGACTAAGATGCAATACAAAGTGAATGTAGCTATGAATCTTATTAAGAATTTAACTAAAGACTTAGATACCTTTTGGGTTAACTAGTCATTGAAGTTTGATATTCCACCTCTTCGTCTCCTACAGGGATCATAACCTTTTTTAATGGGGTAGTTATTTGAGTAGCAAAGAATTGCATCTTAATACCATTAACCTGTTTACAAGACTCACATTTAAATCTATTTTCTTCATTAAGAACAATAGGAATGGTGTTAGTTATTTGACAATAAGCACAAGTAAGATTAATAAGATGCTTAGAGGTGGCTTCTAATTGTTCGTTTATTAATTTGGTAGTTTCAATAAGATCTTTTCTTCTCAAGAAAGTATTAATAATAGCAAAAATAACAAATTGTAATGCCAACGCCATTAAAAAGAATCCCCAAAACTTACCCAAAACTAACCACCCAGCTAAACCAAAAACACTACTGACTAAAGAAGAGAAAAGTAATGAGATAGTAATTACTAAAATTTCCGGCTTATTAAAAATATTTTTAAACATATATTATCTTAATACAAAAAATTAAAGGATGCCATAGAAGACATCCTTTAATCTTCGACTTTTTTTTCTGTCTTTAGAATGGTTGATTCTCGTTATCAACCTTCTTGACAGAAGGTTTCTTTTCAGAACGCAGATTACTCGTTGCTGAAATCTTTTGTACTTTGAAACGAATCAAAGTTTCTGTGGAAATGGGGGTTTGAATACCACATTTAAAATGGTTACGGATTTCATCTACTGTCTTCCCTTCTTTAAGAAGCTTACGACCTTCCCGTCCGATATACTGTTCTCGAAGAGAATCCACAGAATCAAATCCATATTTTTGGGTTTGCTCTCGAAGATACTTTGGTGTCCTAACAAGATCTAGTCCTGTTACATTGCATTTAATAGTGTATTTGGTTTTCATTAGGATTTAAGTTTAGACTATTTGTGTTGGATGTCAACCACAGCTGACACCTTTTCATAAATTTTATCCGAAGCTTTATCAATATATTTGTAAAGATCTAGAGGTTTCAATTCTATAGTTTCAAAGGGGATGCCACGATCTTCTGCCTTATCTCCAATGATATTGACTGCTTCTTCTAGAGCAGACCAACGACACAGAGAATACAAAGACATTTTATTAATATCTACGGGTTCAATAGTACTTTTAGGTTTTTTCATATCAGACGACTAATATATGATCAAACGAGCAATCAGGTCAAGGGTTTTTTTCTAAATTTACTTTATTAGCATTTGCCACATCGAATACGTCTTCCGGAAGCTGCTCTACTAGGTCCAATAGTTTAGTGTTACATGCTTCTGTAAATTCTTCTATAGTAAAAGATAAAACATATCTATCAGGCAATTGCATAAATTCAAAGACTCCTGGTAAGCCTTCTTTCAAAAATAACAAAAAATCCCCTCGTCTGTGTTTAGTGAATGCATAAAGACCTCTATCTTGGGGGTACTTTAAAGTTTGTTTCTTATTAAAGAGCACAATAAATTTTATGGGATAGAATTTTTTTTTCAAGAGATTCTTTGTTTTTAGGTCTAAACCTAATAAATAGTATTACATTTATGTTAGGTAGTTTATTTGGGCTCAATTTTGAATATACGGCAGTTATCGTGGCATTTTTAACAGGGGTGGTCGGTCCCTCCGTTTTAGTTTTTATAAGGCATTATCTGAGTGGTAAAACTTCAGAAACAGAAAAAAGAAAAAAAGATTTTATCCATACTATTGAAACACAAAAAATAGTCAATGAAACCTTAAATGAATTACAAAATAAGTACAATTTAGACAGAGTTTGGTTATCCCAATTTCATAACGGTGGGAATTATTATCCAGGCAATAAAGGGATGAAAAAAATGTCTGTTTCTTTTGAATCTACTGCTCCTGGTATATCCACAGACATAATGAAGATGCAAAACTTGCCTGTATCTTTCTTTTCTTCTTTATTACAAAAATTGGGTGAGGGTCATGAAAGTTTGGTAGTAAATGTAGATACAGAAGAAGATTACGCATTACAGTCATTTTGGGGTGGTCGTGGTATTAATTCTGTGTATCTTTTTCCTGTAATTTGTATTCAGGGGGGTTTTATTGGTATATTGGGTGTAGATTTTGTTAAAAGAGAAGGGGTTTTAAGTACATCGGCTCACGAACAAATAAAAATCACAGCCCATCTCTTATCTGGTTATGTCGCTTCTCTTTGTGGGGAAGATTTAAAATAATTTATAAAAAGGGGGATTTTTTACATAATTAATTTTAGTATGAAGATTCCTGAATTTGCCGAATCCTTTATAGTTAGAATGGCCATTTCAAGAAGTGGTCCGTTAATTATGAAAGCAACTACCGGCATAGTTGCTGCAGTCGTAGCCTATTTAGCACAGAAAGTACCTGGAATAGAAATGTATCTTAATGAATATGTACTTACTGGTATTCTCTGGGTTGTTATTGATTATGCTTATGGTTTAATTCCAGAAAATATTAAAAAGAAGTATGGAAAAGAAATGCAAGAAGTATTAAATCAAAATGGAGCCAACGTAAGAATTGACGGATATGTTGGACCAGAAACAGTAAAAGCCGTCTCTGAAAAAGTTAAACCCACAAAGTCAAAAAAATGAAAACATTAATATCTAAAATTTTAGGAGTCTCGAAATCTTTTATTGATTTTATTTGGCCCCTTATTACAAAACAAGTAGGAGCATCTTTAGCTATCCTTCTTCCTCTAGCTCTCAGTATCGTTAAAGAGTTAGCAAATAATAACAACATTACTAATTCTGAAAAAAGAGAAGAAGCTTTTAATAAGCTTTCTGACGCCGCTAAAAGCGAAGGAATTAATGCAGCTTCTTCATTGATCAATCTCGCTATTGAAATGGCCGTATCCAATTTAAAAGTTTCTTCCGGGAAGGAATAAATGCCTGAACGAGATTACTCACAATACATAAAAAATCCAAGTTCTAAACAAGATGATAGACCATTTTGGTTGAGACTTCTTCTTTCGATTAGACCTTCTTTTTCGTTTTCTGCTAAGAAAATGCCATCAGATACTGAAGATGCTTTAAGTAAAATAAAATTTAAAATAAAAGGGGGGGCTGATTTTTAATGAAACAATTTCTTTTAAAATGTTTAAAATACTTGTTTGAAGAAAATACACCATCAATACAAGTACTCCCCAAAAAGAGAACTTATTTAGATTATGATTGGTCCTCTGTTATTGAATTTGAAACTGGGGGTAGAAATTATTACGAAAAGTTTTTAAAAAAACTTACATGGCCTAAAGGAGAATCTGGTATTACTATGGGTATTGGAGCTGATTTGGGTTATATGTCTTTGGAAGAATTTGAAAACTATTTTTCTCATTACTTCACAACAGAAGAAAATGTTTTAATTAAAAAAATTATTGGACTAAAGGGAGATAAAGCTAAAAAAGCTTTGTCTAAAGTACAACACATAGAATTATCTTGGGTCAATGCTTCTGAAGCGTTTGTAAAATGGACTTTACCTAAGTTTTGGAAAATGGCCAATGATCTTTGGCCTGGGTTAGATCAGTTAAAAGAAAGCGCTCAAATTGCTTTAGTCAGTTTAGTTTTTAATAGAGGAGCTTCTATTAAAGGACCATCTCGAGCTGAAATGAAAAATATTAAACCTTTAGTAGTCAATAAAGACTATAAAGGCATTGCTAATGAAATTCGTTCCATGAAGAGACTTTGGGTTGGAAAAAAATTAGATGGTCTTCTTGCTAGAAGAGATAAAGAAGCTCAAGCGATTGAAGCTTCTGTTTAGAACAATTCTTTAACCATTACTTTAAAATACATCCACTCTCTTTGAATTAACAACCAAAGTATTTCTGGAAGGTTGATTAAAAAATAAAAAGTAAAGAAAATATAAAAAAGAATTTTGGCTAGCATAAATAGTATATACAATGAAAAGATTTAACCTAGTTTACTCAAAACTTCTCAAAGAATTTAATGTAGAAGATCGAAATGATCCTTCTTTTTATGATTATGTGGTCATTTTGTTAAAACAGCTTCGCAGCAAACCTAATTTAATTGATCCTAATAAATTATCAGACCTTCGTAAAATTGCTATGGAAACGATTAAGAAAGGTTATTATCTTTTTAACGACGAAAAAAACAACATTTCCCAAAAGATTGAATTTGTTTTCAGAGGAGGCAAAGATACTGCTAAGAGTGACGAAAACCAATCTGTCAATAATTTAGTTGTTAAAATTGCCTCAGTTCCTCCTAAATCAGACGAGAAACCTAAAATGTTTGAAGACACCTATGATGAGTCTTCTATTTCTGACATTGTAGATTATCTTGAAACTAAAAAGGTAGAAGCAGAAACACAAGCTACTGCAGGAACAGAAGTACCAGCTCAAGTAGGAGAAACTCCTTCTGCTCTTCCTGGAGGTGCTGAACAACCAGCAGACACTTCTCAGTATCTTAAAGGACTCTAACCAACAGAGTCTTCAAAATCTTCTGGATCCATATCTTGAATTTTTTCTTTCAAGTAATCCACCGCGTATTCGATTTCTTTAAAAGAATAAAATTGGTTCTTAAAAATTTCTAGAATTGCATCATCAATAGCTGCGTCTACAAAACATTCGATTTCATTTTTTGAGAGTGACATAAATTTTCTTTTTATTTATCACGAGTCGCACAACATTTTGTGGAAAGTTTCTTTATCGTAATAAAAACAATAAGTGACGTATCTTCCTTTTTCGTTGATAGAAACATCAGTGTCTTGTTTTTCAATACCCCAAAATGCCATTTCTTCTAAATAGCTATCCACCAAACCACAAACTACCATTATGTAATTTTTGTGCATGTGAAGAGGTAGTTCAACAGTATTAAACCAAAAAGGAGCATTTTTGTATTCTGGATTATCTACATACTTTGTATAACAGCGTGTAGCACCCAAAAGAATACAACGTTCTTTTAGTTCTTCGTTAAATTCAAATGCAGTCACACAGTGACTTTAGAAGACTTCAGGTCTTGATACCAAGGAAAGTATTTTTGATTTTTATCTTCAGGTGAAGTTTCTTTTGAAGAAATTTCTACATTTTTAATAATGAAGTCTAATTTTTCTTCGATGCGTTGAAGCTGGTCAATAGTATAGGAATCCATACAGAAAATAATTTCTATTATTTCCGATAAAAGTCAAGAGGTCTTTTACAACTTTCCACCCATTCGGCAAGTAGCATTCTCTCCGAGAAGATTATGCCAAGCTTCTCGAACCTCTTCTCGAAGAACTTCTGCAGAGGTTTCTTTGATGGCTCCTGTCCTAAATCCCGAGCAGGTGAGATAATTCAAAAGACGACGAACCCTCCAAGGATTCTCTTTATCAACTTCAAAATAATTTCGCATCCTTTGAACGCACTCTTTTCCTCGAATAGCCCACTTGCCTTTCAACCAAAGACGCAAGGTTTGCCATTCCGGATCATCTACCACGACTTTAATATTTGTTCCTTTAACTTCGCGCGCGAGTTCTTGTGTTTCTTTTGTAATCATACTTTATAAATTAAATAGGATTTTGAAATTTTTGTCACGCTTTTAATGAAAAGATTTTTTCTGTTCTTCGGTTTTAAAGTCCATCCAAATAGGGCAAATATATCGCTTACCCATTTTAAGGTGTTCTTCTAATTCCCTTTCAATACGATTAGCTTCTTCCAGTCGACCTTGATTTCGAAGAATTTTAGCAGTCTTTTTAACTCTAACCCTACCAGTCAATTTATACTTTTTAACTCGTTGATGGTCTGGTGTAACCTTATAACCATACTTTTCGAATATATCCTCAGCTGTATATGGCTTATCTTTGAGTTCCCATAGCGCGTAAAAACGCTTTTTGGCGCTTCCCATCATGTAGTTGTTGCAATAAACCTTTTTACCGTTTAGTGTGAGCATGTTAATGCGATACTTTCCTATACCCAAACGCATATTGCCTGTCGTATAAAAAGCTGTCTTTTCTTGGATCTCTATGGGTTCGTGAGTCTCTGAATCGAAAACATAAGCCCCTTTAGGAGCCCAGAGATTCATATCCTTGAAGACTTGACCGTGATAGTTAGATAATTTACAGAATGCCATAATGAGAGTATGGCAAATCTAATAAATTAAAGCAACCTTATTATTTTGCGAAAAAACTCAAATTGGCAGATTTTTGAATTTGAGTCATTGATAATGATATGACAGGTTTAAATTGTTTTAAAAATTGATACACTGTTTCTAAATTTTGGGTAACAGAATCTCCAACAAAATTTAAATAAATCATATCTTTGCTAATATCATTAGCAAAAATTATACCTTTGAATTTATAAATTTCTTGATAGCAACAAACATGAAGAGCGGTTATCAAACAAGCTAAACTATATGTAAATTTGTTTTTGTGTTGTTTATCAAAAAATAAATTTTTATCTGATGTTATAATACTTTTAATTTTATTTTTGATGCTTTGTGGTGAAGAAGTTTTTTTGTAATTTCTACCAGCATAAACTCCTTCTGCTAATTGTTCATCGGTCAATAAATCATATTTGCTAAAAAATGCCAATAAAGAGTCTCTGTAATTAAATTTAGGTATAGCTAAAAATTTAACATACGACTTTACTAAACCTTCTTTACTTTTTTCTGTAAGTGGTCCATCTATAATAAGATTTTTAACTTCTTCTTCATCAGAATTACCTTGAATTAATTCTATAAGTTTTTGTTTGAAATCGGAATATTTTTCAGAAAATTTATTAATGTCATCGATAAATTTTTTCTTTCGATTTTCTAAACTAAGATTCATAACATCTCCTGCTAAAATTTCATTTAATTCTTTGGCTGTATCAATAATATGGTTGTCTCCTCCCATAGTACCACTACTACCTTTTACTTCTATCAAATCACCATCCACTAATAAATCTCCTTGTGGTGCTTTTTTAGTAGGAGAAATCATAGTCAATGCCAATTCTCCACGACCAGAAGAAGGTTTAGTATTAGGGACTATATTCCATAAAGAATTAACTACGCCCAATCCACTGTTCGTTTCAAAAAATTTATTAAACCAATCTGGAATTAAATCTTTCAAATTAATTTTAGTAGAAGGGTTGTTTATTAATTTTTCTTTTAAAAGATTTTTAGAGGTTTCTATAAGTTGAGGATATTTAATAATGTTATCTATTATCAATTCTTCTTTATCAAAGACACTTGAGACTCCTTCTACCAAGAAATTTAAATCAGCGGTCTTGCCCCAATTTCCAGAAATTAAAACTTTTTTAATAATTTCATTTAAATTAGTTTTGCCTTCCGCGGTAGCAAATCCTGTTTCTTTTTTAATATTGGATTTGATTTGTTTAGCCAATTGATCAGAGATTTTATACTCTTCAACGTCTCCTATGGGTTTGCCTTGAGCATCCCTATCCTGCATTAAAACATCGGTATCTTCATTAATCTGTTCTAGAATGACCCGATAGTAAGCTTGTTTTAGGTTTTGAGGTTTATTGGAAGGAGTAGCAGTTTTATTGACTACTGACTCATAAACTTTGGATAAAAAATGATCTTGTGACATTATTAGATATTTAACGTTAAATAATAACGATGCTATTCAAAGTATCAACATTCTATTTAAAAAATTCAAAAGTAGACTCTTCGTCTACTTTTTTTATTATTCCATGAAAAAAATTAAAAAACCATCTAAAGCTAAACCTCAACCCAACGAACCTACTAAAGACACTTCTCCGTATGTTTTTCAACGAGATAAAATTTCCCTGGAATTAAATATCCGTGAACTTCCGTGGTCAGAAAAACAAAAAACTATAATAGAATTGTTTTTAAATAAAAACACGAAAGCTCTGTTTTTAAAGGGTCCTGCCGGTACCAGTAAAACATTAACAGCAATGTATTGTGGGTTGCAACTCCTCAATAAAAAAAGAGTTTCTGATATTATATTGGTGAGATCGGCAGTTGAAAGTTCTGATGCTAAATTAGGATATTTGCCTGGTGATATTGATTCGAAAATTTCTGTATATATGACACCGTTTCAAGACAAATTTAATGAACTTTTATGTAAAGCTCACATATCCGCCCTTGAAAAAGATCAAAGACTTATTTCATGTCCTATAAGTTTTGCTAGAGGATTGCATTTCGCTGCAAAATTTATTTGTGTGGATGAAATGCAAAATTTAAGCAGAAAAGAAATTTTACTTATTCTTTCACGTATAGGTGAATATTCGAAAGTATTTTTATGTGGTGATCCAGATCAATCAGATCTTCCTCATGGTAAATCTGGGTTCAATGAATCTTATGATTTGTTTAATAATGAAGAATCAAGACAACAAGGGATTTATTGTATGGAATTTACAGAAGACGATATAGTCCGTTCTGATTTTTGTAAATTTATATCACAAAAATTTAAACAGCTACCACCACACATAGCAAACAGTAAACATTAATTTTTTTGTTTATTTTTATAATTTTGAATTTTATTGTCTAATATTTTTTGCTTAATATTTTCACCAGCAAATACGTGGACAATATCTTTTAAAAGTCTGCTTGAAAGAGGTAATAATTGTTGTTCTGCTATTTCATTTAACGAAAATCCTTTTTCAATTAAAGGTATTACGTTTTCTGTAAAATAATTTATATTCCGAGCAAAGTGTAGTTTTCTTTTTTCTGGAAGAGAAAGCCCACAAGTGTCTAAAAGATTACGATGGAATAATTCATAATATAAAGGGGCATTGTTTTTTTTAAGTTGGGCTGTGTTTTTAATATTTTTAGGAATAAAATTAATTAATTCATCATTAGAATATGATTCATAAATTTTCCTAGTTTTTTTCATGTGTTTTGTTGCTTCTTTTAAAACATTTAATTTTATACATAAATTGTACACTCTGATATGTTTAGAAACAAATTCATTATAACTGTTTATTTTTTTGCACAGTTCAATTATTTCTTCTTTTGTTTGGGGGTAACGTTTTACTTTCCTCAAATTGTCCAATAAAAATAATTGTTTACTTTTTAATAAATATTTGTATTCCTTTTGAAATTTATCATTAAATTCTCTAACACTTTTACATAAAGAAATTTTTTCTTTTACGCTTTCTAAATTTAAAATTGGTGGTAAATTTTTATATATTTCTTTACAATCTATTGATAAAACATTTTCAGGTGTAATATTTTTACCTGTTACATTATTAATAATATACAAATTTGTTATTATTTGTTGTTTTACATCATTTTCCCAATTCCTAGACTTCATATTTAGATTTACAAGTGTAATATTTTGTTTATTACATGCATCTTGTTTAATTTTATCTCTTTCGATTGCATCTTTTCGTTGATGCCAGTAATGGCCGTTATATTCAATTGCTAGTTTATATTCTTCAAAATAAATGTCTAATTCATAAGGTTTAATAATTTGTCTTGTGTTATACAAACACTTTTTTTCTAAAAGTGTTTCTAATATTAATTTACACATAAGTTGAGGAGTTGAAAAAGACACATCAACCATATGTTCAAATAATTTGGAAAGTGGAATTTTTCTTTTACGCGCAGTTGATAATAGTCCCGGATCTAAAGCTTTAATTTCTCTTTTTGTTTTATATTTTTTTGCTTCTTCTATTATTTGTTCGTTTGTAAATCTTCTACCTTTTGAATATCCCATATTTATATTTATGGAGTTTGACCTCAAAACAAATATGTTAAGTTAACCTTTTTTAATATCTATAGAGATTAAAAAAAATCCATAAGTATATTCATGCCACTGGCGCTCATAGAAGAACTCTATGGTGA